TTAGAACGGTATATCATCTGGGTTAAAACTTATTGTATTATCCTCTGGCGCTGGTTCAGGTTCAGACCCAGATCCAGATCCAGATCCAGCCCCAACGGCTATTTCCTTCATGCCATCTTCAGAGTAACCCACTTTCTCCATGTATTCATACAGCATTGTTTTTGATCCGCAACGTTCACAAAAAAGAGCATTTGAAGCATTTGCCATACCGCATTCCTCATGTGCTAACCTGGGATCGTCGGAAGAGTTAAGGCATTCATTGAAAAGATAGTGCCCGCAGATTTTACAAAAGTGAGCATTGTAAGAAAAATCGCTGTTACCGCAAATAGGGCATTCTGTGAATCTGTCATTATTGTCAGTCCCAACTATTTTAATGGGCATAGACAACCTTATTACCTCCCTCGTTCCATTTGATAAGCAATAGTTGATTCCCAATAGAACAGGCTCTTCGCGTTCAACTACAGCATGGGCAGTATAAGCACTTCCACTTCCCCTGACGCTATTCCATTCAGCAAATAATTGATCTATTTCTATTTTCTCACATATACCCAATTCATTGAATCTATAGGTGACTGCCTCCCATGAGACACTAAACTTGTCCTTTAATTTTCCAAGCTGTGGAACAGAGAGGGGGGGCTCGTAATACCTCAAGACCCATTCCTCGGGCATTAAAAACTCCCTAACAAATATATCACACTCTCTATCCAGTATTTTTTCTTCCCGTGGAGTAAGCCTGTCCATGTCATATTCAACGAAATGCATCAAAACTATATGGGCCAGTTCGTGACACATGGTCCATGTGATTCTACCATCAATAGTGCGCGGGTCTATAAAAATACAATACTTACCGCGTTTTTCGTCGTAAATTGTAAACCCGTCCTCAGCGTCCTCGTGCCATTTTATCCTCCCAAACACTTCAATTAGTTCAATAACATTTATCGGGGGCTCAGTAATTTCGGCTTCTCGTAAAAACATCCGGGCCTTGGCTCTCGCATAGCTACTTCTTATTCTTAGGGGCCTCATTTTCCTCGTCTTCGATATAGGCTTCGATTAAGCGGAGCATCTTTTTCCGTTTCTCTAGAGTTAATTTTGTCTGAGCCCGGCGCAAAACTTTGACTCCTTCCGGCCACTGTTGCTCGAGGGTGTTTTCTTTTTGGGTTCTGTGGTTATCTGAATTACCCAATAAATAATCAATGCTTACATTGAAAAACTTTGCCAGAAGTTGTAGTGTGGAATGATTTGGTTCTCTTTTCCCAAGTTCCCATAGAGATAATGCCGATCTGGAAATGTTTAGTTTCCTTGCTAATTGTTCCTGGGTTAACCCAGCTTGCTCCCGAAGACTTATTAACCTTCGCGAAAAATTCATTTTTATCACCTGCCACAATTATACTCTACAAAATGAAGCAATTAAAATTATGCTTCAAAAAGTAGAAACTATATATTGACATGCTACGATAAGAAGCACTATAATAATAAAAACAGTGCTACCAAATGAAGCATAGAGAGGGGGTAGCCATGAGACAGAGGCTAATTGGACTTAGGGAAAAGAGCGGTTTTACACAAGAAGAAGTAGCAAAAAAGGTAGGAGTTTCTAGGAGTTTTTATGGATTAATTGAAACTGGTACCAGAAATCCGACCTATGGTTTAGCAAAAAAAATTGCAGAGTTCTTTGAAGTGGATGTCGAGGTACTTTTTTTAGACCTGGAAGGCTACAGAATGAAGCCATTACCACGAACATCAACCGGTACCGAGGGGGGTGTATAACCATAGATAACGATAAATACACCTGCCCCCACTGCGGATTTACTGGTGATTTGCCGGCCTACTACTGCGAAGGGTGCGGCAAACCGTTAGGGCCGCAGGTGCCGGTAGATGCAACAGGAGTTAGGAATTAGGAGGTGTGGAATTTGAACAAGCTGATGACAATCGAACACAAGAATCAGCGCGTGCTAACCACCCAGCAGTTGGCAAAAGGATATGGGGCAGATACCAACACCATAACCGTAAATTTTAGCCGTAATAGGGAGCGTTACACCGAAGGCAAGCATTACTTCTGCCTTGAGGGCGAAGCGCTTAAAGCCTTCAAGGGCAACCTTACAAATTGTAATGTCGCTCAAAATGTCAACAAGCTCTACCTCTGGACCGAAAAAGGTGCACTCCTCCACGCAAAGTCACTGAATACCGATAGGGCATGGGAAGTATACGACATGCTGGTGGAAACCTATTTCCGGGCAAGGGAGACATTCGTGATCCCGAAAACACTGCCTGAAGCGCTCCGGTTTGCCGCCGAACTTGCCGAGCAAATCGACCGGCAAAAACCCCTGGTGTCATTTGCACAAACTTGTGCGGCCTCCAGAGATAGCGTACTCATCCGGGAGTTGGCAAAGATAGCATCAAAAAACGGGGTTATCACCGGGGAGAAGCGACTCTACCAAAGGCTTCGCGCATGGGGGTTTATATTCCCGAACAGCACGGAGCCATATCAGGAATACGTTGACCGTGGGTACTTTGAGGTAACGCAGAGCAACAAGGAAGTGGCTTCTGGCAACGTACGACTGTTCAAGGTTACGAGGGTGACACCAAAGGGTCAGATATACATACTTAACAGGCTGAAAAAAGAGAGCATGGCGGGGTAGTAATCCCAGTTAACACAATCACAAAGAAAGAGAGTTGATATCATGCCTAAAAAAACCTACACCCTAGAAACGTTGCCAGAAATTATAACAGCCCAGCATATCTCTGATTTCCTTATCGTTTCCCGCCGCCGTGTTTATGAATTATTTCAACGCAAACCGGAAGATGGCGGCATCCCAAATTTTGAAATCGGACTGACAAAGCGGGTGCAGAAGCAGGACTTTGTTAACTGGATTGCAGCCCGCAAGCAAGAGAAAGAGCAAAAGTCAGCCAGCTAACAGGCTGAGGCAAGTTAAGTAGAGGGGGGGGCGAAAACAGATGACACAATCCATGCAGCAATGCTACTGGTATCACTGGCAGCTAACCCTATCTTAACTAGCGCCACTTATCCAGCCCACCGGTACCGACGGCCGATAACACCCCACCCATGATGCTGGCGGCGGGTGATTAAGGAGGTGAAACCCATGCCGCTACACTGCAACGAAACCGATTGCGCCATGCGCCTCGTCAGCCGCACGACTGGCGAAGGTGTGTGCGCTTGCTACGAGGAAAAGCCTCCGGTCAGCCCGGAGACGGGGAAGTGCGAAAAGTTCAGGCGAAGAGGTGAGTTGCTTGACCAAAGCCGAGCGTGAGCAGATAGTCAACTGGATCAGGTTAGCCATGGCCGACGCTGAGAAGAAATCAAAAGGAGAAGAATACTGCCACGCTTACGAGCTTGGAGTGCTGAAATCGTATTTGAAATTCCTCTGCTGGGAGCTGGAGAAAGGCAAATTCCCAAAGAAAGAGGTGAAACCGTGAAACTAAGCAGCGCTGATATCAGAGCCATGGGCGGCCGGCCGGATTATGAGATGACGCGAAGGAGGTGGCGCTGGAACTGGCGTAGGGCGGCGGAAAGCCTACTAATTCTCACGATGCTGGTTTTCGTGGCGGTGGTAATGCCGCTGGCGATGTTTGCAAGTTGTACGGCGGGGAGGTGAATGAGGTTGCCTAAAATTTGTCCGATTATGACAGCTGGCGCTGCGGCTTCTGATGTAAGAGAACCTCTTGTCTATTGCAAATCAATTAAATGTGCCTGGTGGAACCTATCGGAATGTGTGGTTTTGAGCATCGGCGCTATGTTATCAGCTGGAGTAATAACCATCAAGGAAACAAATTCGGCTAAGGAAGAGGGGGTGGGCCCGACCACCGTGGCCACAGCAGCCGGGCATGGGGATTGAGCGGAGCTTGTTATCTTAATAAGATACTAACCCCAAAATCAGTCAACAACAAGGAGGTGATATTGACAAAATGGCACCGAGAACACTTTTAAAACGAGGGGTTGAACTTGGTTGCGGTACCCAGAAGGAGGCAGCCCGAAGGCTAAATTACAGCCCTGAAATGCTGAATAAAATCTTGGCTGGCGTGCGTGAGCCTGCTCCGGATGCAAAGCCAAAGCTGTCGCAAATGCACATGATTGCTGGCCTGGCGCTGGCACAAGAGGTCACCGGCTATAACATATTTAGCTACATAGAAGGGGACCGGCACCCACAGACCATGATCAGGCGGGTTGAGAAGGAGGACCACGAGGCACACGAAGCTTTAAGGCCGCTGGGCTGGCGTATCATTGACAAGCAAAAGCCGGAAGACCTGACGGATGAAGATGTATTTGCGCTGAAAGTTGTTGGGAAGGAAGTCAGCGAGCGGATAAAGACAGACATAAACCTGCTGATTGAGCTTGAAGAGACATTTCAGTTAGGGCTTTTAGATTACCTGACTGGCAAAAAAGAAATAGCCCAGGTTGCCGAACCACAGGCTACTTATAACGTCTAATGAAATTCTACCAGAAAGCCGGTGAGAATGCAATGGCCAACAAGGTACTGGAAATCTGCGATGCGATTGAGCTAACCCGTGAGGTAACAATGGAAATCGTTAGGCCGCTGGCGATAACAATAGACCCAGACGGCAGCAGTGTTCACGTGAAAAGCATCAGAGACCTGGAGCAGATACCGGGAACGCTCAAATTCGAAGAGCGCGATGGGGATGTATACACCCATAATGCCAGTAAAACGATATGCGGCGTCAGGTTCTTCTGTCTGCTCACACGGGATGAATACGAGGCCGTAAGGCTGCAGGAGGCGAGTTAATGTGAGCATAACCGCAATAACCCTGGAACGAGACCGGAAATACACAGCATTTTGCGACACTCTTGCTTTTAAGGAAGGTAAATGCGAAATGGACGCTCGTGATAAGTGCCCTCAAAAAAAAGATATTTGCTGTATCATTTGCGCCCAACTCGAGGAATGTGACCAACAATGCAACTTAATTAACCCGGATGAATAAACATAAACCCCCTACTCGCTATTTAGAACCTTGAGATATTGGGGGGCGGCGGCGTGGTAGATAAGTTTTGGGGGCGGCGATGTGGCAGAATCGGGTGAGGGTATCGAGGTAACAGATCATTGCTGCCACAAATCTGTAGGGCGATACCCGTGAGGAGCCGGGTGAGGTTAACCGGCCCGCCCCTTCAATCTTCTCCGTTCTCCGGCCCCGGGCAGGCCCCCAAAAACCTGCTCTCGCCGGGGCCGGGAACAAAGAACCCAGTAGGCGGCCGAGGTGTGGTATACCGGCCAGGACCAATGAGGCCGCGTTTATAAAAATACACGATGGTAAGGCGAAAAAATTATGCTTCAGGCGGCCTGGCCGGGCCCGAAGCCCCATTAAAACAGGAGGTAATAAAAATGTTCGACAAGGTATTCCAAGATCAACTCGTGGCTCAAATATCAGAAGCCCTGCGGACGGCTGCCAGACAGGTTCTGGATGAGATCCATATCGACGGGTCCATATCCAGGGTCCAATCCTATCCCGAGGCGATCCGCCGGCAGCAGAACATCCTGGTCCAGGCCCAGCGCAACCTGGATAAAGCTAAACAGTCTCTCGATCTAGCCAAAGCCGAGATTATAGCCGACATCAATGCGGCTGTCAATGGCCAAGGCAAGCCTCTCTTCTCCAATGAGAAAGCCCGGGAAACGGAATTTATCCGCCGGGCGCGGGAGGACGAGAACTACCGGCAGGCCCTGGCCGAAGCGCGCCGGGCCGAGGACGAGTGCAACGACGCAAAATTTATGCTTGACCAGCTCTACAACGAGTTTACCGCAGCTAGGGCGGTGCTGGCCGCAAAAACAGCAAAGGTTAACTTAATGGCCGGAATAATGGCTTAACAAAATTTTTCAAGGAGGATTCTAATTATGTCTTTAGCTTTAGCAAAACAGGAAATTGCGGTTGTACAGTTCAATTCCCCGGCCTTATGCCAGCCGGAGGAGCAAAAAGAGCTCCTTGAAGTAATGCAGGCAAACTTCGGGGAAGATGTGCCCATTGATTTTCCTCGTATCAAAATCCCCAGCGGCGGCGGGCTGACTTTCGAGATCCCAGGCGAAGAAGAAGCTGAGCCGGTCAAGGAGCTGGTCGGCGTCATCCTGGACCATTACCGAGTCAATGCTTACTGGGCCGACGAGTATGCCGGCGCAGGCGCGCCCCCGACCTGCTCATCCCTTGACAATGAAATAGGTAAGGGCAATCCCGGCGGCAGTTGCGAAACCTGCCCCCTAAATGACTGGGGTAGCGACACCAGGGGCGGCCGGGGCAAGGCCTGCAAAAACATCAGACGCGTCTACCTGCTGGTTGAAGGCGAAATGCTCCCGTACCTGGTTGCTCTGCCCCCAACCAGCCTCGAAGATTTTAACGTCTATATGCGCCGTTTGACTTCCAAGCACAAAGTCCCCTATTACGGCGCACTCTCCAAGGCAAAACTCTACAAAACCCAGAACAAGGACGGCATCACCTACTCCGCCGTAGCCTGGAGCTTTGCCGGCGCCCTGTCTTCCCAGGACCGGGCCGCCATGAAAAACTATGCCACCAGTCTGAAGTCAGCCATGCGCACCGCCCAGATCGAAAGCGTTGAGTACAGCATGGACGGCAATGCTGCCGGCGGTACTGCTGGTGCACACTACACCCAGGCCGGCGCTGCCTACAACGCAGAAGATTCCCAGTACGAACCGTATTGATAACGCAATTCCCCGGCCACCGTTGCGGGGCTGGGGAGGGACGCCTTTGTCCCTGAAATGAGGTGTTTCTATATGAGCTTGCCGCAAAGCAAGTTTGAAAATGAAAATATCCGGGGCATTATCTACCGGACCAGGTTCCACAACCCCGCGAACGGGTATTGCGTAATCTCTGTCGACATAGGGGATGAAATTATCACCGCCGTGGGCTATATGCCGTCTATCCGCGAGGGAGATGAGTTTTCCTTTACCGGTTGCTGGACCAGTCATCCGAAATTCGGGCGACAGCTCGCATTCAACGAATATGAACTATTGCTGCCCCAGAGCCGGCAGGGGATTATCGCTTATCTGGCATCCCTGGCCTACGGCGTGGGCGAGGTCAAGGCCGCCCGGATCGTTGATGCCCTGGGGGAAGACTGCCTGGAGTTGCTCAAGGAGAAGCCGGAACTGTTAAACCAAGTCCAGGGCATCACGTCCGAGCAAGCCGAAGAGATCGTCGCAAAGCTCAATGAAAACGTAATACTGGCTGAATTATCCGCACTGATCTGCCGGCAGGGGATTACCCCACGCCTGGCAGCGAAGATTTACGCCCAGTACGGCGCCGACAGCGTGAGCATCGTCAAAAACAACCCATATGTCCTGGCCGGCGAGATGTACCGTATCGGTTTTATTACCGCGGACAGAATCGCTCAAGCCGTCGGCATTGAGCCGGACTCGCCTTACCGTGTAGAAGCGGCCGTGGAATACGTTTTGAAAAATGCGGCCGAAGAGGGTCATTGTTATCTGCGTCCCCGGGATATCGTCCCGGCGGTCCAGAAAGTCCTGGGCAAAGGCTGCGGAGTCGGTGTGGAGCAGATCAAGGTTGCCAATGAGTCGCTTAACAACTCCGGGAAAACAATTCGGGAAGACTCCTGCGTCTACCTCCATCGCATGCACCAGGCGGAACTCCGGCTTGCCGGCCGGATGCGGCGTCTCCTTGAGCAGGAAGTCGAAGACAAAGAAGGCCTGGACCAGGCCATGGAGATTGCTGAAAGAGTGGCGGGGATGGAATACGCTCCCCGGCAAAGGGAGGCTATCAGGACCGTCCTGCAAAATCCACTTTCCATTATTACCGGCGGTCCCGGTACCGGCAAGAGTACCGTGACCAACGGAATCCTCATCACATATCAAAAACTGTATCCCAAAAACTTTATTTATCTGGCTTCTCCCACCGGGCGCGCGGCCAAGAGGCTGGCCGAAGTCACCGGACAGGAGGCAAGAACTATTCACCGGCTCCTACAGTATCACCCTGAATTCGGTTTTCAGGTCAACGAGGAAGAGCCCCTGGAAGGCCCCGGCCTTCTGATCGTTGACGAATTCTCCATGGCCGACATGGAACTGGCTGCTGACCTTTTCGCGGGAATCCCGGACAACATGCAGGTGGTGCTGGTGGGCGACGTCGATCAGCTTCCCAGTGTGGGCCCGGGCAGCGTGCTCCGGGACGCGATCGCGTCGGGTGTGGTCCCGACCGTACGCCTGCAGTACAACTACCGCCAGGAGCAGGGCAGCCGCATAGCTGAGTATGCCGACCTGGTCCGGCGAGGAGAGATGCCGCCTCTAACATCCCGTGATGGGGATGTTGAGTGCCTTTTCTTAGATGGCTTTGAGCTGCCTGTTGAGCAGGTTGTTCCCACGGTACTTGGACGGATCCGGCAGGCGCTGGATGATGGACTGACCCCGATGGAATTTCAGGTCCTGGCACCGATGCACAGAGGACCGGCCGGGGTGGGCGCGCTAAACGCAGCCATACAGGAGATGCTTAATCCACCACATCCGGAAAAAGCTGAATTAAAGCGCGGGAAAGAGACTTTCCGGGCTGGTGACAAAGTCATGGTGATCAAGAATAACTACCAAAAAGGCGTCTTTAACGGCGACATGGGTATTGTAACCGGCGTGGAGGACGCGAAGGGAGCAGACGGCCCAGGGCTGTGGGTGCGGATGGATGGCGGTCCGGTATTTTTCCCCGCGGAGGATATGGGCATTTTGACTCTGGCCTATGCGGGAACCATACACAAGGCCCAGGGCAGCGAATTCCCCCTGGCCATCGTGGTATGTGTCCGGAGCCACTACATCATGCTGCAGCGGAATCTTCTCTATACGGCCATCACCCGGGCAAAACACAGGCTGGTGCTGGTGTGTCAGGAGAGTGCGGTGGAAGTAGCTGTGAAGAATGACAAGATACAGGAGCGGTATTCGCGGCTTAAAGAGAGGCTGGTGGGAGAGAATGATTAAACAATCGCTGGAAGATTGGCTAAAAGAAGCTGAAGATAAATTTGTTTCACCCGGAGATGACAGAGGGGCTATAGCTTTCCAATGCCCGCGGTGCAAAAGGATACAGACACTTAAAGACTTTAAGGACCGTGGACTTGATCACAACCTGGCTTACCAGGAATGTCTGGGGAGGCATGACAAGTCTATTGGATGTGACTGGGCTGCAGATGGCCTCCTTAGAACCCTGGGACTTGGAAGGATAGTATTTCACGACGGCGGGGAAATGGAAGTGTTTGATTTTGCGCCGGTAAAAGAGAAGGTGGTGGCTAATATTGCAGATTAAGCGCATCACTATAGAGAATTTTCAGTCGCATGTCAAAACGGTTATTGAGCCGGCCCCAGTTGGTCAGTTGACAGCGCTTACCGGTCAGAGCGACACGGGGAAAACAGCCGTAATCAGGGCGCTGCGTTGGGTCTTTTACAACACCTGGGACGCGTCTTATATGCGGCATGGGGCTAAGTTTGCCCGGGTGACGGTGGAGTACGAGGACGGGACGAAGGTTATCCGTGAACGCAGTCGGAGTGGAAGCGCCAACTTTTATGAAATTATTTGGCCGGATGGGAATAAAACGCACCTGGCGCGGTTTGGTGGCACCGTCCCTCTGGAAGTCCGGGAAATAACCGGAGTTAGCCCGATGACAGTCGCCGACATGGATATAAACATTAACCTTGCCGAGCAGGGAGAACCGTGGTTCCTGGGACGGCCGGTCAGCGCGCCGGCCCGGGCCAAGGTCCTCGGTAAGTTGGCCGGCACGGAAGAGGTGGACATGGCCGCCCGTGGCGTGGCCACGGACATCCTTCGTGGAAGACAGGAAGAAAAGAAGTTGGTTACTGAATTGGCCGGCCTGGATGAGCAAATTAGAAAGTTTGATTACTTGCCGGAAATGGCCGAACACATAGAAGAAATTGAAAAAGTTTTGGTCCGGGCACGGGAAACCCAGGGGCGCCGCGACAAACTGGTCCAATTGCGGAGAATGCTCCTAGCATTGGACACATCCATTGAAGCGGCCAGGACGGTTATCCAGCGGTGGCAGTATATTGAACTGGCAGAGCACGTTGTTTCAGACATGGAAAAAGTCAAAGAAAGAAACAGCACCTTGCAGAAATTGGCTCAAAGGCTCCGTGATGCGGAAGATGGCATCGGGCAGAGTTCTGCGGTAATAAAAAAATATGTCGGACTTCAGGGTGCCGAAGAGGAAATTAAAAAGGCTTCGGCGCAGGCGGACCGGCGGGAACGGCTGTTAAAACTGAAAATTGCGCTGTGTAGTGCCGACCAAGGCATTCGGGCCGCAACCGCAACTATGAATAGGTGGACCGGTGTAGAGCTCGCCGGCGAATATGCAGACCGGGGGCAAAAAATAGGCGAACGCCGTGCAGTGGTCGCCCGGCTTGGAAGCCTACTGAAACAGATTGATGCCGCCATCCAGAAAAATGAAATAGCCCGGTGCCGGTGGGCCCAGGCAGGAGAATCCGAGGAGTTGCTTTTTAAGGCGGTGGTAGTCCGTGAAAAAAGAACCGTGATAAGCGGGCTCGCTTTAAAACTCCGGAACTTAGACAATGATGCGCGAAAGGCCAGGGATGCGGCCTTCTACTGGGAACAGCGCGTCGGCGACCTGGAAGGGGCATACCGGGACGAACTTACTGCCCTGGGGCGCTGCCCGGTGTGCGGCGGTGACATTGATATCCAACGATTGAAGGAGGTCGTTTAATCAATGAGTATAGCCAGTGTACAAAAACAGCCTGATACAACGGCTCGACTGAATAACATCAAAGCCATGATTGAAAAGGGCAAAACCGAAAAGGCCAAGGCAGAAGCGAATCTTGAAAGCTTTACTAAACAAAGGAACGATGTCATCGCGGAGTTGAAGGCCCTGGGTGTGGATCCTGAAAACCTGGACACCGAGATAGCCAAACTGGCCCGGGAAGAAGAAGAAGCATTGGCCAGGGCGGAAGAGTTGTTGAGGGGGTAACAATATGCCCTTGACGATAGGCCAAATCGAAGCTTGCCTTGCGGCTATGAAAAGCCGGTACAACCAGGCCGCCGGCCAACTGGCTCTCCTCGAGGAGCAACGCGTTAAAAAACAGAAAGCCCTTGAACAACTCCAGGAGAACATAAGAACCTGGGAGATGGTCCAGGTCCTCCTGGCCAGGACGTCGGAGTTCGCCAGGGAGCAGTTAAAACGGCGCATCGAGGAGATTGTTACCGCCGCCCTCCAGGCCGTATGGGAGGACGACAGGCAATTTATTATTAACCTTTTCTCCTACAATAACCAGCCGGCAGCGGACTTCGCAGTCCTAAAGCGCGGGCCGAACGGTGAATTCATCGAGGTTCATCCTTACGATGGATCCGGCGGTGGCCTGGCGGATGTGGTCAGCATGGCGCTGCGGCTGTCGCTGATGGAGTTGACCAGGCCGAAACCAGGCGGCCCGGCGATTTTAGATGAACCGGCCAAGCACGTCGATAACGAAAACGCCGGGGTCAAGATGTCCAATATTGCCAGGTTCCTGGGGAAATACACGGAAAACACCAACCGCCAGTTTATCTTTATCAGCCACAACCAGGTGCTGGAGCAGGTAGCCCACAAGGTTTACAAGACCAGGGCCATTGACCAGATAACGTGTGAGGTGAAGGAGATTGCCTGAGAGATTCATTGTTTGCGGTGACCTGCACTGGCGGTCCGTTAATCCGGTGGCCAGGGTGGACAACTTCCAGGAGGCATTAACGGCAAAGCTGTATGAAGTTTTTCAGTTGGCACGTGAGCACATCGCCAGTGCAATCATTATCCCAGGAGATATTTTCGACTCGTCTCATCTGTCCCTATCCACCATTGGAGATCTGGCGGAAATTCTTGATAAGCGACCATGTGCTGTCCTGACGGTGCCGGGGAACCACGACGAGTACGCCGGAAACATTGATTCTCTGGCGAGAACACCCTACGGACTCCTGGCCAGGTTGGAACTTATCTGGAATGTGCACGCTACTCCATGGGGTTCTCCGCTTGGCTCTGTGGTCGTGACCGGCCATGGATTCAACAACGAAACGGACAGGGACAAATCCCAGTACTCCATCAACAGGAAACGTGATCGTAGAGCAATTATCCACCTTGCCCACGGGATGCTGCTGGAAAAGGCGCCTCCGTTCGAGATGAGGCACACCCTGCTATCCGAGTTAGAGGAACTGCCGGACCTCCCGGACGTACTGATAAACGGACACTACCACGCTGGGATGGAGGTTCAATGGGTACGTCAAACCATGGTGGTAAACCCAGGGGCGCTCTGCCGGCTGTCGGCCAGCGCAGAAGAAATGGCCAGGCCGGTCCAGGTAGCGGTGCTGACGGTAAACGGACCAGGTGACTGCCGGGTGGAAATGGCGCCGCTGCAGTGCGCCCGGCCGGGGTGCGAGGTTCTGACCCGCGACCACATTGAAAGAAAGGCTGAGACGGAAGAACGGATAAACCGGTTTTTAAGTCTCCTGGCCGCCGAAGGGGAATCCAAGTTCCTGGAAGTAAGGGACATCGTTTCCGACATCGCCCGGCGGGAAGCACTCCCGGACGCGGTGGTGAAGGACGCCCTGGACCGGATTGCAAAAGCCCGGGAAGACCTGGGGAAAACGGCATAGCAATTAAGACGGCGGGCCCCTGCCCCGCCAACAAAATACCTGTTTACTTTGGAAGAATATACCACTCCATCTTATTAATATGCAAGGGGGCGAAAGAACATGCCTAATATAGATTTCTTAACTGATGAAGATATCCAGTTTTTAAAAGAGTTGGCCCGTGAACTGAAGACCCAGGACACTCTTGCAACCGCAAAGCCTGTTTTCTGGCAAATCGAAGAGAAAGATTTGGTTGTTGGGTTCGACAATTATCATTCAGATGACATCTGCTTACTTCTTGGATATAACTACACCCCGGTTTTTAGCGTTAAAGAAGCGGTAAACACCCTAAAAGATTGGTATGACTACTCAGACGAAGAAATGAATACTTTAACTGATTTTGATGACATCGAAGAGTTTTGCGAAAAACGCGGCATTCAGTGCACAAAAACCGGGTATTCGTACCAAAAAACATATAAAAACGCATTTCTGACACGGAAAGCTATTGAAGAACACATCAAGCAAAATCACTATCATTACAAAAAACCTGTTAGATATTGCCGCCATGCTTTCAGGAACCCGGAGCTTAAAAGGTTGCTTCAGATTGTTGAAAAATTTGATGGGCAGGTGAGCTCTGGTGCCTAACATTTTTAAATTAAATCTACGCTTCAAACTTGCCCAGGCCCGACTGATCGATATGGCCATGAAGTACGGCCTGGCCGACCCCCGGGCAATAGCGCAGAGCCATAAAGTTGACAAGCTTCACACGGAATTACAGAGGAGGATGGCGGGATGAAAGATGACACCTTTTGTCTGTATAAATTTGTTTGAGGTTATAGAATGTCTGAAATTCTGTTCTAGTAGTTAAGTTGACAGTACGGACTTTTGACCGTTTATATACCAGGCGGTGACTGTATGGAGCTTGATGAAATTATCTCAAGTCTTGACATGAAAAAATTTTTTGCCAAATACGGTGTCACCATAAAGAAAGAGCGCAGCAATAACTGCGAGGGCTCATGCCCTTTCTGCCGAGATGAAAAACATTTCAGCTTTGACCATAAGACGGGGCTTTGGAAGTGCTGGAAGTGCCAGGAGTCAGGGAATGTAATAACGTTCTTAAAAAAGCTGGGGCACTTGTCCCCGGTAAAAATCATAAAGGAGGCGGCCGGAATTGAGGAGGTTCAGGATAAGGTAGTCCCTATTAAGGGGAAAGATACCAAAAAGAGCAGCCAAAAAAAAACTCCGAACATTGAAAAGGCTGAAGCTGTAAGCCTGGACAGACCCATAATCCATAAGATTTATGGACGGGTCTGCGAGCTCTTGCCGCTGACGGACATTCACCGTCAGCAGTTAAAAGTCAAGCGGGGGTTTTCAAACGACACTATAGACCTGCTGAAATTCCGGTCCTTAGGGCCGCACGCGGCGGGTCTTAAAGAGAAGCTATCCGCGGAATTCCAGGATGAGGACTTACTGGAGTCGGGCGTCCTGGTCCGGGTGGCTTCCAGCGGGCAGGTAATACTAAACAGCCAGTTTCTTGAAGACAGGATCCTGATTCCTTATCTCGACGTAAGAGGAGGGGCAGATGAAGAGGGGGCGGCCGATAGTGGCCGGGCTCCCGCCCGCTCCACACTGCTTGATGGGGATGAGGAAGATACCCGCCGGCCCTCCGGCCGCGGTGACGCGGCGTCTGGAGAAGGCGGAAGTAACAGTGCGGTTGCCACTGACGAACCGGGCAATATATCGCCGCGACGGGCTGCTGTGAAACCGGGATCCTTGAAGGAAGTTGTGTATTATTTGCGGCCGCACAAGCTGGGGTTCAAAAGGCTTACCCCGCAGATATACTGCCGGTATTTCCTGCAGAAGATCCGCCCTGAGCACGTGGTGCTGACCGAGGGCGAGTTCAAGGCGGCGGCGTTGTGGCAGTGGCGCATCCCGGCAGTTGCGGTACCTGGGATATCGAGCTTCGGGCTAAAGCACCTGGACAGGCTGGTGGCGTTGTTCAGGGAGTTTGGAGTAAAACGAGTCACCGTGATCTTTGACAACGAAATAAAGGACAATCCGGAGTATCCCAACTACAAACCAAAAGCCTCAGACCGGTACGACACTCACCTGTGGAGCTACCTCATGGCCTACAAGCTGGGCCGGGAGGGATTCGACTCCCGCGTAGGATGGCTGCCGGATGAGTGGCGGGAGCGCGGCAAGATCGACTTCGACGGCGCCCTGGCCCAGGGGCGGACCCGGGAGGACATCCTGAACGTCATCGCCCGGGCGAAGCCGCCCAGGGAGTTCCTGGAGGACCTGGACGAAGAGGCCCGGCGGATAGTGCAGCGGAAAATATCAATGCACTTCACCCGGCTCAATATCAGGCGGGAATTTAACCGGTACGTGGTGACCAGGTACCGGGGGGCAGACATCTACGACGAGACTATCAGCAACTTTGTAATCAATATCAAGTCCAGTTTTTTTACTCCGGAGGGAGTGTTTCGGAACATCCAACTGGTTAACGAATTCGGCGAGACCTCGGACATGTTCACCCTGGAGCCTTCAGATATGGCCGGCCTGAACGAGTTTAAAAAGTTCTGCTTTGCGGCCGGAAGCTATGTCTTTGAGGGTAAGGGTGACGACCTGATCAATATCTGGAAGCTGGAGTTTACCAGGGATTCAGGAGAGCTAATCGTGATGCCGGAGAAAATCGGCATAGTGAAAAAGAATCTCTGGCTGTTCGGCAGCATAGCGATCTGCGACAAGGGGAAGATGTTGCGTCCGGACAACGACAGTGTTTTCTGGATTGACGGCAAGGGCTATAAACCCAGATCCCTTACTGTAGAAAAGGAGAAGTTTTAAATGTACCTTCCAATGCTGATGCTTCATGATAAGTACGTCAACCACCTGGATATCATCGACAAGATAAAGGAGTCGGTCGGGGGATACCAGGCCTACGTGGCGGCCGGGTGGGTGGTGGCCACAATTTTAAGCAACCCGATTTTTGAGGAATTCAAGTGTTTCCCCATTCTGTTCGTCCACGGCAAACGCGAGTCGGGCAAGTCTACGTTCATGCGCTGGATTATGAACTTCTTCGGCATCGAGACCGAGGGGATCGGCCTGGCCGAAACCAGCCAGAATTTTATCGCCCGGGCCCTGTCATACTACAGCTCTCTCGGGGTGTGGTTCGACGAGTACCGGAACGAACCGAAGGTGACAGCCAAGGACGGCTTTTTCCGCAGTGCCTACAACCGTCAGTATGCGGGCAAGGGTACAACCACGGCTTTCCAGACCAGGGGCTTCGACGTATCCGGAACCATAGCCATATCGGGCGAGGAACTACCCAGGGACAACGGGCTGTTCACCAGGTGCGTCATCCTCCAGATGTCAGCGTACAAGCGCAGCCGGGAACATTACGACTGGCTTAATCAGAACAGCCACACGTTTTCCGGGCTGACTTACTACGTGATCATGGAGTGGTTTTACGACGACCGTAAGGTACAGATGGTTATAAAAAACATCAAGGACCTGAAAGCGGTGCTGATAAAGAAGGGCATATCTGACCGGACGGCGGAAAACTGGGCAATCTGCGCCGGCGCCTTCGACGCCGTGATAAAGCAGGACGACGACTTCATTCGCTGGGTTGAAAAAGCCTGCCAGGAGATAAAGCTGTCCAGTGAACAGGAGCACATGCTAAACCAGTTCTGGGAAGACCTCGGGTATCTGATATCTAAAAACGAGCTGAATAGCAAACACTTCTATGTTGGCAGGGACCCGAAGTACGGCATAGACAGTGACTTGCTTTACATCTGGTTTCCCGCGGTCTACACGGAGTGGGCGCTTCACTACCGGAAAAAGACCGGCCGCGAGCCATTCAACAAGGTCTCAATCTTGAAGAATATCCGGGAGGAGCCCTACTTTGTTGACAATAACGCTTTAAAAAGGTTCGGTAACGATGTCAGAAAGGCCCTGGTTATAAACCTCAGTGAAGCGACAGACGAGATAAGGGAGATAGCGGAAAACTTCGCCGAAGTGGCCGGAAATTGATTACTGTACTACCCAAATCGAATCATATTCTGTATTTAATATTGTTGTAAGTTTTTTTGCCAACTCCGGACCGGGACTTGCATGGCCGTTTTCAATGAGCGATAAATGTTTTCTGGTGACACCAGCCTTTTGTGCTAAAGAAGTTAAAGTGAATCCTTGTTTGATTCTTGCGGTTCTAAACGGTTCCTGTTTAACAGAGATCATTGTTTTTACCTCCTGGTAAAATTTACTGTAACTTTATAGTAACGTTTTTATTAACAAAAAGCAACCTTAAATTTAAAAAGGTTACAAAGTTACATGAAAGTTACATAAAAGGTTACATCGTAAAGGCTAGAGCCGTAGGGGATTCAGCGATTTTGTAACTTTGTAACTTTTGAAACGCCAAAAAAATATTTTAATAAAAGTTTCCACAGTAAAGACAAACATCATCTTTGTGGTTTGAAACAACAAAAGTATTTACGTTTTTCAGGATAAAAAGGTTACAAAGTTACAGACTTCCAAAAAACCCAGCAACGGCGCGAAAAATTCATGTAACCCTCTTGTAACCTCCTATAATCTGACAAAATGGCCACCGTGCTTACGGCCGCACGACGCCAAGGTAAATTTTCCATTGTAACCTTTTAATTTTAAAAAAGGTTACATGTAAATTATGGAAAGCAGCTTTGGGATATGAACGCAATAGATCTGACCAAATTTACTGGTAAATATTGTTAAGCAAGAATAGTGAGTAATAAATTAAAAGGTCGGAGGTGAGCAGTGGTGAGCAGGTTTGAACAGATATTAAGCAGCCCGGCTCCGGAAGTATCGACAACAGCGCCCAGGGCAGCGGCTCCGGCAAAGGGCAGGGCTCAAGATATAACCCTGGGTAAAGAAATTCAGGATCAATATTGGAACGCAGTGCTGACAAACGCCTACTTTCTGCGGTACCCGGCTGGTGGTGGCAGGTTTGAACCGATGCGGCCGCTGTACGAGGTCCTGGAAAAACTGAAACTGGCCGGCGCCGGTCTGGCCAGGGTAGAGGAGCAGGTCGGGCGAGGCAGGATAGTGCGCCTGAAACTGGAGCAGGGCAGCGTTCCAGAAGCGGAGTGGAATAGGATCCGGGCGGAGGAATTGCCGAGATTTAAAGACCAACTGCGCTGGCTGTTCACCCTGTCGGTAATGGGCGCCGCGGCTGAGTACGTCGACCTGGGCGTGGAGCTGCCGGCTGAATGGGTTGGTGATGTGCTGGGAAAGCACGGGAGTCGGATCGCGGAACTGCGGGAAGATATCATCGCGGAGATGGTCGAGAAGAGGCGGCGCAGCGGACTCTGTTTTAGGTTGAAGGACGGACGAATATATTGCCTGGTACCGTGTAAAACGGGGCGCCGGGTTGCCGGCGGCAGGGTGATAACAGAGCTCACCCCGGAGGAGGCGGTCATTGTGGCCGAAGCCCAGGAGACGGGGCTACTGCCGGCCGGGACCGATGGCGCCAGGAGTGCGCTGAAGTGGGGCAGCGGTGCAGCTTAAACCAACCCGAGAATTAACTTCATGAAGATAGAGGTGTGTGGTTAAGCCTATAAAACAGGAGAGTGATGCCGATGGTTCAACCAGCGACAGAAAAACTAAAACACACGTCCCGAGAAACTTTGTGTGATACCTGCAAAAACGCGGTACCCCAGTTATGTGTTTATATGCGCTCAAAGCCAAAAGACGCGGAGGCCGCCCTGGCCGCTATGGGAGTGGAGCGGAACAAGTACACATGGACGCACGCCAGCTGCGGCGTATACAGAGTGACCAGTTGCCCCAAATACGTCCCCGGCGCCCTGCCCCGCATGGCCGAGGGCCGGCCTGCCCCCAGGCGCGAAACCGAGTTGCTTGACAAAATATTGGCCGGGTATGACTTTTCCTGCCCGCACTGCGGCGGTATAAGCGGGGTAAAGGTTGCGCGAATAAGCTTGTTAAAGCCGGAAGACTGGTATTGCCGCTGCAGTAACTGTGTTAAATCATTCAGACCGAGAAAGAAGGAGGTTAAGAAATTGGAACTTGTTAACGAAAGTGCTATTTCATGTAACGAAAGTGCTATTTCATGTAACGAAAGTGCTATTTCATGTAACGAAAGTGCTATTTCATGTAACGAAAACACCGATCCTGGTAGCAATCCGGCCGATCTGTGTAACGCTGAGCCCCTGGGATTACAACAGGAACCAGGCGGGCAGCCTGAAAAACCCAAGACCAGGCTTGAGATAGCCAGGGAGAAGCTGACCAAAGAGCGGTACCTGGCCATGAAAAGCGAGAAAGAGGGATTAAGCGACAAACAGATTTGTAAGTATTACGCTATTGCGGCTGATGTGATGATTGCGCTGAAACGGGAGTGGGGTATTAAGATTGGAGCGGGGATGATTATACCGAAGCCACAGCAGGAACCTAAGAAGGAACTGGCGCCTACCGGTACCCGCCTAACCATCTCCCAGGCCCTGCAGTTACGTACCGAACTGGCTGAGGATGTAGTTTGCCTGAACCGGATCCTGGCTGCCGGCAGCCCGGGCGAGGATGTAACCGAGCGGATTTACCGGATGCTGGTATGGCAGCGCGACACACACCAGGCCGCCCTGGACCAGCTGAACGATATTTTTAACACCGCGACCATTGCGATTTAAACAACTTTGAACAGGTTTGGAGGTGGCCGCTTGCGCCGGTACATAGAGATACAGCTTGTTAAGTTCAGACTCCTCCTGGGTGAGCGCCGCTGCCAGACAGCCAGGCGGCTGAAGCAGATCCGGGATGTGTTTAATACAGTGACTGTTGCAATTTAATACGAGGTTCATTACGCATTTTGGTAAAAATGTGCAGCAACAAGTTGCAAAAATAAGGAGGTAAGGCAGTTGAAAAACATAACAGCTAATCCACATAGGTTTTACGTGTTTAAAACGGAGGACATTGAAAAACACTTGAATGCCAAGCAAAAAGAAAACCTTGAGGATATTATCTGTGGCATTCACGCTGGTAGGATGGCCGAAGGAAAGAACAGACCAAGCACTTACCTGGTGCTGAATATTGACGAACCATATGCACAGAAGGTATGGAATATTATGCACTCTCATGGTCACACGCCTTGCAGTGATTGCCATGAATCCAAAAAGGAAATATTCTGTAAGCCCGGCGGTTGTCTCTGGTATGAATTACTATCCGGCATAAACCATAATAAGAAAATGCCAAACTTAATCTGGGGCGACGAAAACGAACGCGTTTGTTGTTGTTGTGAAGGTGTTACGAAAGAACAGTTTATTGAGCAAGTAAAAACTGAAGCCAAAGCCTATGAAGTAGAGTTACCGGAAAAACTTGAAGTCAAGAGAGAGGCTATGATAAGTACCGACAAAACCACATATACAGACACAATTCAACCTCTTTCTGGATGTGGCGTTATTATCGAGGACTATTGGGTTTTGGAAATTCGGTAGCTGCTGCGCATTTTAAAGATTTAGCTCAGTAGTACAATAACCAGGAGGTAAATATGCCCATTGACCAAACCGGAAAGCGCCGGAGATACCGGTATATAGAGATACAGATCGCCAAGTGTAGAGTGTTTCTGACAGCCGAGGAAATGAGCCAGCTGCTGCAGAAGGATCCGGAGCTCTTCGCCGCGGGGATCCGGCGCGGGAAGGCCATTTTGAGGGCGCGGGCACAAGAGAAGAGGAGGGAGAAGGATGGAATTTAAACGACTAACCGGCTGGGACAAAGGAAGGCCGTATGTCCGGGAATGTTTTGAGCGGACCGCGGAGGAAGGCGGATGCGAATATATGGACACCCATCAGTGCATACGGTGCGAGGACAGCCTGAATATAGTCCGCCGCCTTGCTGAATACGAGGACAGCGGTCTTTCACCGAATAGAGTAGCGGAATTACTGAAAAAGTTGACCGAGGCTATAAGTGGGCAGTTGGATAGCGATATCACCCTTGGAGATATCTATGGTCACGTTGTGTGCGGAGACCTGTTGTCGGCGCTGGACAAACTGGCCGAGTATGAGAGCAGCGGTCTAAGTCCGGAGCAAGTCAGGCGGTTTGCAGATAGTCTGACTGTCCGCTAGAAGAAACGGAGGGTATAGAAAGATGTCTGAATATAAAGAGCCGCCAATGTTAGACCCGGAAGATCCACAGGGTTGTTTATATGGCATCCCTGGCCTGCATGGTGGAGCACTGTATAGTGTCCCAATGTATATGGTTGAACCTAACCCCAACAATCCCCGGAAAAACTTCGACCGGGAGGAGCTTGAAAAACTGGCCCGGAGCATCCGGGAAGTGGGGATCCTGCAGCCTCTCATACTAATCAAACAGGCCGATCATGTTTTCCGGATAGTCGCCGGTGAACGCCGGTACCGGGCTGCACAGTTGGCCGGCATTGGATCTGTGCCGGGCATAATCCTGCAGCTCACCCCTGAGCAGGAAGCAGAAGTCATGCTCATTGAGAACCTGCAGCGCAAGGACCTCGACCCCATCGAGGAAGCCCGCGCTTACCAGGCCTTACTGGATGGACACGGCTATACCCAGGAGGCCCTGGGGGAGAAGCTGGGCGTCAGCCAGGCCCACATTGCCAATAGGATCCGGTTGCTGGATTTGCCGGAGACGGTCCAGCAAAATATTTCACGTGGAATAATTTCACCAAGCGCGGCGAAGGAACTGCTGGCCTGCAAGAAGGCTGCGGACGAAGGACTGACTGTTAAGCAGACTTCAGAGGCAGTGGCCAGGGAGATGTGGAACGCGTCTAAATCACTGAGCAAAGAAGAGTGGGAAAGCCCGTCTTTCGATATTTCTATTTGTGACAAGTGCAAGAAGAAGACCATGTTAAAAAAACCCTGGGGCGATAAGGAAGCGCTGCGCTGCCTGGATGCTGACTGCTGGCAAACAAAGCAGGACGAAAGCAAGAAACAGGGCGTGGAGGAGAAAGAGCGGAAACTTAACGCCAAGTACCCGGACGCCATAGTCGTAACCTATGATGATGACTCTTTTGAGCGGTTGAATAATACTGATTACTGCAGGGAGAAAAATTGTAACGACTTTAGAAAAGCCAGATATAAAGGCGCGGACTGGGTCATGGATATATGCTTTTGCCCGGACAAGGACAAATATAAAGCCTGTCAGGCCGAAGCTCAGCAAAAGAGAGAGCGTGAGCGGGTGGAAAAAGAAGAAGCAGCCCGGGCAGAGATCAGGGGCATGGTGGACGCCAAGCTAAAAGTGCGCAGCGACCGTAAAACCCTTGTATATATTGCCACAATCATATTAGAGAATCTTAATCCACTCTGGAATGCTGACACGAACGTTTTTCAATACGTCCAGGAAATAGCTGCCGGCGTTGAGCTGGAAGATGCCACCGAAGATAACGAAGAAACCTGGATCCCGGAAATGCTCAAGCGCTTTTCAGAGGAGCAGCTGTTTAGGATCATCATTGAATGGCCGGCCATATGTGACGGTATGAAAGAGGGCAGCATAATTGAGTGGTACCTCAAAGACACCTCCAGCCCCGACGATGAAGGGAAAAAGCATGAAGAGCCCGCTGGCAGAACCTGCCGCGTCTGCGGCTGCACAGACTTCCGTATAGTTGTTCCCAGTGCTAATACCTACCTGGAATGGGATATTAAATGGGTAGAGCCGGACCTGTGCAGCAGTTGCGTGGACGTGGCTCAAGAGGATCCCGTGCCCGCGGCGCCGGCTGCCAGAAGCTACATCGACGAAAGCGGCAAGGAAGTGTTTGCCAGCGACGGCATAGGAGGAGAAACGTTCGGTACCTTCTGGCGCTCTCCTTCCGGAGGCCTGCACCGGGTGAAGTCGCCGGCCATGCCCATGGTGGCCACGAGGGAAGAGGCACAGAAGAACCTTGACGCATGGGCGGAGAAGAAGGGGCTGAAGCAGTTTGGGTCTGACCAAAAAGAGTTGACCGTCATCGTCAAGGAAATGCTTACCCGTGACGATGCAACCGAGGACTGGAAGAGCAATCTGGCTATCCTGACAGCCGACGAACTGCTTACCTGCATCGAAAAAGAGACCAGGCCCAGCGCACGGTCCAAGTTTTACAAAGAGGCCCGCCGGCGCAAGCTCTCCACCAAGGCTGAGGTGTCATGACTCGCCTTTCAGTAAAACAGGCCCAGGCCCTGGGTATCATTCCGGGGCCTGGCGCAAAGAAACGACGATGCCAGCCAGGGGAACAACGACCAAGGGTTATGATGCCGGCGGTACCGACAGTCCAATGGGACGCCAAAACCTTCCCCGGGGGAATATGGCTGCAGGTACCCTTTGTCCCGCCCAGCCTGAACGAATGGAAGAACTGGCATTGGGCCAAGCAGGGGAGGTACAAGCAGGATCTCTACCAGGCCGTTCGCCTTCTGGCTCTGGCGGCCAAGCTGCCTAAATATGAGCGGGCCACGGTGCAGATTATCTATTACCATACGACTAACCGCCGGCGGGATCCGGCCGACAACTGGGCGCCAAAGTTTCTGATGGACGCGCTGGTCAGGGGCGGGATCCTGGTGGACGATTGTGGGGAAAAGGTATACGTGCCACCGGTGGGGATGGAAGTGGACTCGGGGAGGCCGCGGACTGAGATTTTTGTGTGGGGGAAAAGGTGAAGGGAGGGATACCCATGCGAAAACAAGCTGTAATTATCTTGATCCTGCTGATAGCGGCCATGTTAGCGGTAAATATCTACCTGCTAAAAGGAGAGCCCCAGGAGCCGGCTGTAAACATTGACCAGCGCCTTACTCAACTGGAGCAGGCCAATCAGGATCTGCGCGCCGAGATGGAGGACGTGAAAAGCGTCCAGGGATACATGGCCTGGGAGAAGGACTGGCGAAACAGGAGACAGGGGCCATGATCATTATAACGGAACTCGATGGGCGGGTTATCTGGATGTGGCCCGAATTAATCCGACACTGGGCGTCAACAAGTCGGATTCCGGCAGCTGTTATCGTTGAAAACTGTCACGTACGCATGGTTGGAGATTGGGGATATGTGAAAGGTGTTGATATGGGCACATTTGCTACTGTTGAGATGGCGCTCGAGGCCAAAAGGCGCATTGAACTAGAAATGCCCAGAGCTATAATTCGGGAGGTGGTATCATGACTCTGGCACTGATCTATATCTGCGGAATAACCCTCCTCCTACTGCTGATCGCCGGACTATTCGCCTGGCAGTGGCGAAGGTTGGACGCGCCGGTCTTGCCGCCGCCGAAACACGATGAAGAATCCTGGCGCCAGGCCATGGCAAAGTACATACCGAGCGAACCAAAGCCGCTGGCAACAAAACCGGTCTCTAGGAAGCCGGAGAGGAAAGAGGGGTTGTACTTGCCGGTGAAGATGGTAGCCCGGTTCAGTGAGAACAAGCCCAAGCCGGCGAAGGGACCGAAACACAGGAAGAAAAAGAACCGGAGACGGCAAGTACAGGAGGAAAAAGTTTTGACAGGTTGATCAGTTAATTAAAACTTGAGGGTGGTGATATCTCTTCGAACCGCTACTAAACCAACTGATTAACGAAATAAGCACAATTTTTCCGAATATTGACCCTCTTCAACTCCGAATTAAGCTTGCTGGCATCCTCGCGGCCTATGATATCAAGCCGGCCAGGATCCAGATAGCCCACCCGGATGTTGTAGAGAAAGTCAAGTTGTTCCTGGTGGCTAAAAGACTGGAGGGTCTCAGTTCCCTGACCTTGGCCGGCTACGAAATAGAGTTGAGGATCTTTGGACAGTACGTACAAAAGCGCGTTGGGGAAATAACCACAAGTGATATCCGGGAGTATCTGGGACAGTTTGAAAACCTGAAGCTAAGTTCACTTTCCCGGAAGCTCTCTGTGTTGAAAAGCTTCTTTGGTTGGATGGCAGATGAGGAGATTATCGCCAAGGATCCGACGCGGAAAATCAAGCCGCCGAAGAAGGAAAGGCTCCTACCTAAAGCCTTGAATATCGAAGAGTTGGAAATGATGCGGGAGATGTGTAGGACAACCCGAGAGCGAGCTATGATTGAGGTGTTCTATGCAACCGGATGCCGCCTTTCGGAGGTCCAACAGCTGAACCAGACTGACATCGACTGACAGAACCAGGTCACGAAGGTCCTTGGTAAGGGTTCAAAGGAGAGGGAGGTGTTCTTCAGTTTTAAGGCCATGTTTCACCTGAAAAAATATCTGGCCGGGAGGAAGGACGATGACCCTGCTCTGTTTGTGACTGAGCGTAGGCCTTACCGGCGGCTGTCAAAGCGGGGTTTTCAGCGGGAAATAAAGCTGATTGCGATACGGGCAGGGATCCGGAAGAATGTCCACCCGCATGTGATGCGCCACACTATGGCTACGCTGACACTCAACAATGGCGCGGACTTGGTTGCTGTTCAAGAACTCCTCGGGCACGCGAACCCGGGGACAACACAGATATATGCAAGGCTCTCAAGTGAGAGGAAAAGGGAACAGTATAAAAAGCATTTGGTGCAGTAAGTGGTAAAATCCTGTCGAGTTCAAACCTATCCGGGATAAAACCTCTGGGAAGATCATCAGCGCCAAGGTAGAGAACAAGGCCGCGATCGACTTCGATGGGGTTTACCCAGGGGGCGCAATCGCCTTTGACTGTAAAAGTACCGAAAAGGACCGGATATACTGGAAGGCCCTTGAACCGCATCAGGCTGAAGCCCTGGACGACTGGGAGCGCTGCGGGGGATTGGCGGCGTTCGCATTTATCCTGGTAGGCTTCATGGGTACCGGGGTGATGGAGATATACGTGGTGCCCTGGACATTCTGGAAAGAGGCGGCCAGCCGGTGGGAACTAAAGCAAGATCCTGCATTTATCGCAATGGCGGAGATGCCTCCGGAGTGGCGCGTTAACGGCGGAGACTACCTGTCCACGGCAGAGAAGATCTGGAGAACAAGGAGGGTTAATAATATGGCGCACATTGAAACCTGGTATAGGTGCCCTACATGCAATAAGCTTTACGATAATTTAAAAGACGCCTTATCCTGTAAAAATCAGCATCAAATAACACTGAAAAGGTGGGCTGTCGGGAAAGGCGGTAAGGCAGTCAAGGTCCAGGAAAACTGTGTAAACGGGGTTGAAAAAGCTTTGACGGAAGCAGATTTAAGCGACTTTACACACGAAAGAGCAAAGCAACTACGGGAGATTAAAAATAAGCGAAAGTGAGGTAAAAATGAAATACAGAATCACAGTAGATATAGACTCAAGTATTAAATTAAATCCCAAAAACTTGCAACAAGTAAAATCACTGGTTGAAGAAACCGTAATCGAGAATATGAAAATGCCAAACGGTGCGAGCGTTTTTATTAACTCAAGAGTCACAAAAGAAAGTGAATAACTGCACATTCCAATTACCAATAATCATGGTGCAACCCCGTGAACAAAAAAAGGAGCGTGTTATCAAATGGAAGCCCTGGAAAATTACCAAACAGAAGAGCAAATCGAGGAGCAAGATTATAAAGCCCCAAAGTTTGAAGAATTAGTGGCCCGGTTTCGCGAAAAAGTTAAGAGCATACCTGAAGACTGCCAGGGCGCTATTATGTTCTGGCTGGCGGCGAAAAAAGTACAGGAAGCCCGCATTCGCGTAGAAAATCAACTGCGCCAGACGCTTAAAGTTGGCATCAAGGTGTTCTGGGGCGACAGTGATATCCCGGATTCGATTAAAGAGATTATGCTTGAGGCTAAAATGATTACCGAGATAGAGGTTAAAGGTAAAAAGGAAAAAGTTAATCGGCTTGAAGCCCTTCGTAAACAAGAGGACGGCTTAATTCGTGCTTGCGAGAGAGAGTTTAAGAAGTCGCGCTGGTACAATGAAGTCGCCGTTCCTGCTGCTGAGGGTGTTGGCCTTGGGCCTGCATTGGCCGGAAGTCTTTTATGGACTATTGGTGACGCGAAAAGATTCTCGAGCTTTGGAAGGCTGGTGCGCTATGCCGGCCTGGATGTAACAACAGATGGCAAAGCCCCAAAGAGGAGTAAGGGCAATAGAATAACCTGGAACCCGGAACTTAGAACGGCGCTATTCAAGCTAACAGAGGGTTGGAATAAGATGCCCGAAAGTACATGGCGGGCAGAATGGGACGGGCATAAGCAAGTGTTGGTCGAGAAAAGGCCGGAAATATTGGAAGAGGTGAACAAAGAGGGGAAACCATGCGGTAAGGGGCACATTCACAATATGGCGCGACGGTTAATCCAGCGGAAGTTTTTAAGGAACCTTTATCATCTATGGGTAGAGTTTGAGCAGTAGGCGTCAAAGATACGACTGTTATCAATGGAAGCCGTGAGCCTATTGCTCATAAAGTTTGGGCGGCTGTCAAGTTGACCTGTGTTATCAAATAATAGCGTGCAACGCCGCCCAATGTGCCGGATAGGGACCAAAAGACATGTGTTATCAAGGACCGTGCTGTTTATCCGGCACATAAAAAAATACCCCCTTCCGGGGCATAGAGAATCTGTCAACCACAGTATAGCAGACTGTGGAAAATATGTCCAGGGAGGGGTGGGAGTTTGACCAGAGAAGAAACACAGCATGTAAAGCGGTGGCTGTATTCAATGGCCACAACAGAGCAGGCGATTTACAACCTTGAGCTGGCGATCGAGGACCTGCAGGCACGGATTGAAAACCCGCCTTCTTATATCGTATCCGGAGTAGGCAATTACTCCGGCATATCCTATTCCGGGGGCGAGGGCGGTGGGAGCAAAGAGCAGGGCTATGCTGAATGGCTGGAGATGTGCGAGAGCAGGTTGAGCTTTCTTGAGCATCACCTGGACAAGCATAAGCGTAAGGTTGAGCAGTACCGGGAAACACTGGAAAAGCTGAAGCAGGAACCGAAGTGGGGGTATACAGCGGGAGAGATTATCAGGAAGAAGTATTACTGCAAGGTGAGGCCGGATCAAGCGATATATGCGATGTTCTTATTTATTAGCCCGGAGTGGTATTACAAGCTGCATAAGCGGGCGCTGAGGTATTTCTTTGACGTGCTGCCGGATGTGTTCTTGAGGCAAAAATAAAAGAGTACAGTTTTAGTACAGTAATTTGGGCGAAATATAGATTATCATAAAAGCATGGGAAGCAAGGGCACCCACAAGGGTGCTTTTGTTATGTCGCTATTTGTCGGAATATTTGTCAAGGATGAGGCCCTCCTCCTGTCGAAGTGCTGGGAAAAACGACGGGGAGGAGGTGGTTTTATTGGATTGTTCAACCCTTATCAGTATAGTAATAGGGGTAATAGCTGGAGGGATTATTACTGGGGTAGTATCATATTATTTTTACATTAGAGCTGCTAAAGATATAATAGTGCTTAGTAGTATTTTTGCAAGGTTTCTTGAAAATCAAAACATAGAGGGACTTTCTTTTAATTGGGATAAGGACCGTAAAATGATAACTGGAATTAACCTTCCAAAGTCTGCTAATTTTAAAGTCGGAGTAGGGTTTAGCGTTGAAATTAAAAAAATACCAAAAGATAGTAATGAAAATACAAAAAGTTAACTAAAGAGCCTTCGGGCTCTTTTCTTTTACCCTGGAGGGATACCACATGACCACATGCCGCTACAGTAGTTGCAAGAAGGGCCAAGTCTGCTGCTATGAATGTGATAAACAGGTTGAAGGGAAGAAGTGCAGGGAAGTCTGTACAAAAGAGTGCTGGCTGAGAACGGGCGGGAAGAGGCCGAAGATACATAGCTATAACGAGACGGCCGATTGAGCCTCTTTTTTTTAGGCCTGGCACCCAGGCTGGTGATTTAACCAGTGTAACATATGGCCGCATGTAAAAGAGTAACTTGGAGGGTTGTTTGTGAAAAAGAAACCAAAACCGAAAAAGCCGACCCTCCGGGATATCAGGGATTGTATGCGGCACGACAGTTACCGGAAAGAGAGCGGCAGGGTCAAACAGGTGAGGTGGAGTTAAGAGCCTTTATATTCTTTTCAGCCACGGTCCGGCCAGACCGTCAATAAGCCCTGGGCGCCTATCAGCCTGGGGCTGAGTGCTGATTTTGGCCTGATAGGAGGCACGGCAATGTGGGGAAGAAACGGTTTTCGTGTTCATGGACAAACACATGGCAGGTATTACATGAAAGACAGTCCTTTACAACCGAGGAAGAGGGTGTGCTTCACCGGCTGCAGTCTTATATAGCGTTTAGAGACAATACGATAATCAACTATGACACAGGATTCCCAATGAGTAAGAGGGATATAGCCAAACTGCTGAGGAAGTCCGAGAAGCAGACAGGGCGCATTCTTGATGCGCTTGAGATTAAAAATGCTATAACCATGAGGCGTGTTGGTAAGGCCAACGCATATGAGATGAATCCATGTCTTTTCTGGAAAGGCACCGAAAAAGACAAAGAGTACCATGCTTTATACATGGCGTACTACAAAGAGATAGAGAACATACAACGACCCAAAATCTGCCCTTGCTGTGTGAGAGTAGGCGGGAGGGTCATTCCGATATGGGACATAGATGTCCTGCAAAGGGGACATGAGTGTCCTATATTAAAGAAGTTTATAGGTAGTATTAATCAAATTATATCGGGAAGATGAGGCCTGCCCTTGCCTTGCCTATGCATGTAGGCGAGAATCATTTTCATTTTGACGGGCCTGTCTGGAAAAAAGCGGGTCCTTCCAGGGGAATAGAAGGACTACGGTCCTTGCGACCCCCGAGCTTTGTCTAGATATTAGAAATTTTATATAGAATGTCCGTCCGTTTTGAGGTGCTAAATTATGGCAAAACCAAGAGGCGATATTTCAGACATGGTTGTCACTACCGGGGTAATGGCCGACCTTTTCGGCTTCACCCAGAGGCACATAACCAGAATGGTAAATGAGGGCGTCCTGGAGCGACAAGCACCGGGGCGTTATTCTTTACTCACAAACATCAAGCGGTATCTTGAGTTCGTCCGTACCGGCCATGTCTCAGCCGAGGCAGAAGAGGCCGAAGCAAAATACCTGGAGGAAAAGGCCCTCCACGAAGCTGCTAAAAGAAAAATGGCCGAGTTGAAACTGGCCAAGCAACGGAATCAACTACACGCCGCCTCCGACATCGAACTCCTCCTAACCGGCATGTTGGTGACCTTCCGTAACCGTATCCTTGGCATACCGCAAAAGGTAGCCCCGAAGGTTATCGGCGTCAAAAACCTGGCTGAAATCAGCGACACAATAGCCAGCGAACTCCTTGAGGCGCTAATCGAACTCAGCGAGTACGACCCGGCCATGTTCGCCGGAGGTGATATCGTTGAAGATGAAGACGATCCGGCTGTTCAGGGGGATCCTGAAAGCGGTAGCCCCGCCTCCTAAGCTCACTGTCAGCGAGTGGGCGGACCGGCACCGCAGGCTGTCCTCTGAAAACGCGGCCGAACCTGGGCAGTGGCGGACGGATAGAGCGCCATATCAGCGCGAGATCATGGACAGCGTGACCCAGGCAGGCATTGAAAAGGTCGTTGTTGAAGCGAGTAGCCAGACTGGAAAGTCAGAGGTAGTCAACAATATTATAGGTCGCTTTATTGACGTTGATCCTTGCCCGATCCTTATGGTGCAGCCAACCATTGAAACGGCAGAGGACTATTCCAAGCGGCGCATAACCCCGATGATTGCCGACACGGAAGTCCTGACCACTAAGGTCTCAGACTCTAAAACGCGGGACCTGAACAACACTATCCTGATGAAGGTTTTTCCTGGCGGCTTTCTGGCCATGGGTGGCGCAAACAGCCCAGCCGGACTTGCAAGCCGTCCAATTCGGGTGTTGCTGTGTGATGAGGTGGACAGATTTCCCGATAGTGCCGGCAGTGAGGGCGACCCTATTTCCCTGGCTGAAAAAAGGACCACTACTTTCTGGAATAGAAAACTGGTCTTTGTCTCAACCCCAACCATAAAAGGCGCATCCCGCATTGAGCAGGAATATGAACTGGGCACCCAGGAAAAATGGTGTGTCAAATGCCCCGGTTGCGGCAGGTATCATTTCATTGTTATTCGCGACATTAAATTTGACCACCAGAAACACGAGTCAAACAAGCGGACAACCTACATCGTAGATGATGTCTGGTGGCGCTGCCCGTCCTGCCTTGATATGTACGACGAATACACCATGAAGAAGCAACCCGCTATGTGGATAGCCGACAACCCGGAGGCAATACAAAACGGTATCAGGAGTTTCCGCCTAAACTCTTTCGTATCTCCTTGGTATTCTTGGAAGCGTATCATCCAGGAGTTCCTTGAATCCAAAGACGACCCGGAAAAATACAAAGTATTTGTCAACACTGTCCTTGGTGAGAGTTGGGAAGAGCGCGGGGAATTTGAGGACGAAACAGCCCTTCTGGAGCGCCGCGAAGAGTATAAGGCCGATCTCCCGGATGGTGTGCTTGTGTTGACCATGGCCGTGGACACCCAGGATGACCGCTTAGAGTATGAGGTAACCGGCTATGGCCGCGATGAGGAATCCTGGGGAATTGAGAAAGGGATCATCTGGGGCAAGCCCGACGACAAGAATACCTGGAAGGATCTCGACGACAAGCTCTCCCGGACCTGGCATTTTGCTGATGGATCTGGCCTGGTTGTGGCCTGCACCTTCGTTGACTCCGGCGGCCACTTCACGGACGAAGTATATCGCTACTGCGGCGCGCGGCTGCAAAAGCGGGTATTCGCGATCAAGGGTCAAGGGGGGTCCGGCGTGCCCCTGGTGTACAAGATATCGCGCAATAACAAGTACAAGCTGCCCCTGATTATGCTCGGGGTTGACTCCGGCAAGACCTCGATTATGCAGCGTTTGAAAATAGGCAAACCCGGCCCCAAATACTGTCACTATCCGGTCCAGGAAGAGCGTGGATATGACCAAGTTTACTTCAAGGGCCTGATTTCAGAGAAGCAAGTGATACGAAAAGAGAAAGGCAAGACGGTCACGGCCTGGGAAAACATCGCCAAAGACAAGCGAAATGAGCCCCTGGACCTGCGAGTTTACGGTCTAGCGGCCCTTCGGTTCTTAAATCCGAACTTTGAAGCCCTTGAAAGACGCCTAAAACAGGTGTCCGGAGGGGTCGAAACTACCCCGAAACCGGCCAAAAAAGCCCCGAAAAAGCGCTATGGAAGCGTAAAAAGAGCCGCCGATTACTAGAAAATGGGCGGTTTTCTGTTGAAATTTGTCCAAAAGTTGGTGATTTTCATGTCAACAACCCGGCTTCAACTCGCAAAAGACCGCCTTGCCGCCTATTATGCCGCCGAATTAGCGGTTTTAAGCGGTCAGGAATACCGAATTGGCACGCGTTCCCTGCGCCGGGCGGACCTCCCGGAGATCAGGAAGGCGATTGATGCCCTGGAAGGCCAGGTTCGGCAACTTGAAGCGGCGGCCAGCGGCAACATGTCAAATCGGGCAAGGCGGGTGGTGCTGCGTGATATATAGAGTCGATTACCCCGCAAAGGTGGTGAGAATTTGCATGTAGTAGACAGATTGGTGAGTTTTTTCAACCCGGAGAAGGGCTTAAAGCGCATTGGCGCAAGGAATATCATGCAAATCCTTAACTCCGGCTACTCCGAATCAGGTGGGTCATACCGCAAAAAGTCAATGAAAGGCTGGCGGGCGCGGTCCAGCAGTCCACAGGCCGACATTGACATGAACCTTGATACCCTGCGACAACGCTCCAGGGATCTTTTTATGTCCGGGGCACTTGGGCGGTCGGCGATTGTGACCCCCAGAACAAACGTAGTCGGCGCAGGCCTGCGGTTAAAAAGCCGCATTGACTATGATTTTCTGGGAATCACCCGGGAGCGGGCGGACCAGTGGGAACGAAAGACCGAGCGGGAGTTTTCACTCTGGGCTGACAGCAGGTTTTGTGACGCCTTGCGGCTAAACAACTTCTATGAAATGCAGGGAATCCTTTTTATGTCCGCACTGCTGAACGGTGACGGCTGGGTGGCAATCAAACAGGGGGACATTCAGCGGTATTTCCCTTATGCCCTGCGCCTTCACCTCTTTGAGGCCGACCGGGTGAGCACACCGGACACCTTCGCGCTGACCGGGATCCAGGGCAGGAACAGAGACAACGGAAACCGCATTTACAGCGGGGTCGAAATCGACGACAACGGCGCGGCGGTGGCCTACTGGATATCCAACCACTACCCCTACGACCCGGCGAATCCATACTGGAAATACGGCTGGAACCGCGTTGAAGCCTTCGGCCAGCTTACCGGGCAACCAAACATCCTGCAAATCATGGACACTGAACGCTGCGAACAATACCGCGGCGTTCCGTATTTAGCGCCAGTATTGGAAGCTATCAAACAGATTAGCCGGTACACTGAGGCTGAACTGACAGCGGCCATAATTACAGGGTTTTTCACGGTGTTCATTAAGGAGGGGCAGGCGCCAGCTGCGGACGGCCTTGGTGGTTTGGTTGAGGCAATACCAGAAGGGGAAAAGATTGACCTTGATCCAAATGACTTCGAGCTTGGAGCCGGAACGATTAACGCTCTGCCGCCTGGTTACAGCGTTGATGCAATGGACCCGAAACGTCCGGCAAATAACTTTGACGCCTTTGTAACTTCGCTGTCGAGACACATCGGCGGAGCCCTGGAGTTGCCGTATGAGCTGTTGCTAAAGAGCTTCACTGCCAGCTACTCAGCCAGTCGCGCCGCATTGCTGGAAGCATGGAAAGCCTTCCGCATGCGGCGGACCTGGTTCGCTTCAGATTTTTGCCAACCTGTATACGAACTGTGGCTTGCCGAAGCAGTTGCCCGGGGGAGAATCAACGCCCCAGGTTACTTTAATGACCCCTTGATCGCCAAGGCGTGGGCTAGAACCGAGTGGCACGGGCCGGCGCAAGGCCAACTTGACCCGGTGAAGGAAGTAGACGCGGCACAGAAACGGGTGGAAAACGCCTTCAGTACCCATGAACAAGAGGCCATGGAGTTAAATGGTTCCGACTTCGACAAAAACGTTGAGCAGTTGGAGCTTGAAAGGAAAATGATGGAGAAGGCCGGGCTGCTGCAATCAAAGGCCACAGCCTCACCGTTTATAGAACAACCTATAATGCCACAGGGAGGAGGGAGTAATACTGGCTAAGCTAAAAATTAAGGGGGTCATCGTATCTAGCGACCTCAAATGGATTTACGATTGGTTTGAAATTGAGGCAACAAGTCCCGCAGACGTGGAAGCGGTATTAGACCAAGCCAACGGGGAAGACCTGGAGGTCGAAATCAACTCAGGCGGCGGCGATGTTTGTGCTGGATCTGAAATCTACACTGCATTGAAAGCCTATGCCGGAAATGTGGTTGTAAAAATTGTCGGCATAGCAGCCAGCGCAGCCAGCGTAATAGCCATGGCGGGTAAGAAGGTTATGATTTCGCCAACGGCTCAGTTCATGATTCACAATGTCTCTTCAATTGTGGCAGGTGACTACCGGGACATGGAGCATGAAGCGGGAGTTCTTAAGAATTATAATATTTCGATTGCGAACTCTTATATTCTAAAGACCGGCCTAGATCAAGAAAAATTACTTGATCTGATGAACCAAGAGAGCTGGTTCAATGCCCAGCAGACCGTAGAATACGGCTTTGCCGATGAAATCATGTTCGATACCGACAACCAGTTAGTTGCCAGCTCCAGCGGCTATATGTTGCCGCCCGAGGTCATCAATAAAATGCGGAACTTACTCGCACAACAAAAAAGCCCTGACAACGCCGGCCAATCAGCCGGTTTTAATTTTGCGCCAGGGAACCAATCAACTAAACAGGAACCGGCCCAGCCGAATGAGCCTGTAAACCAAACCAAGGAGGAGGAAGTATCAGTGGAAATTAAAACGACCGACGAACTAAGGAATGCCTATCCCGAACTGGTCGCGCAGGTCGAGGCTGCGGCCAAGGATGCAGGCAAGCAAGAGGGCAAACAGGAGGGCAAACAGGAGGGCGTGACCGAGGGCACTAACACGGAGCGCCAGCGTATCCAGGCGATTGACGAAATCAGCGCCACCCTGGACCCGGTATTGGTCAACAAGGCCAAGTATGTGGAGCCCATGAACGCCCAGCAGCTGGCATTTGCGGCAATCAAGGCCGACGCTGCAAAAGGGCGCCAGTATCTCAGCGACACCGAGCAGGATCGCGGAACTTCCGGTACTGGCAAAATCACAGGGCAACCTGGCGCCGCTGCTCAGCCCACGGATGACGAGAAGAAGAAAGCTGAAGCAGAAGCAGCTTCAACGGACATTGCAGAATTCGCGAACAAAAGGAGGGCTAAATAATGAACCTGAACAGCACGCTTGACACCTATACCCCCGACAAACTTATTGCTGATATCGCTATCCCGGCACTGGTCAAGGGGGTTTTGCTTCAAGGCGGACAGGGCGCTCTCGCCCGTGGTACCGTTCTGGGTAAGATCACTAAGACTATCGGTGCGGCTACACCTGGAGCAGGCAATACCGGCACCGGCACTGTCTCCGACATAAGCCTTGGCGCTGCTGCTAAGATTGGCAACTACGTCCTAACCTGCACCGGTGGCAGCAACACCAAAGCCGCTGCCGTTGCTGCTTGGGCCGCAAACGCAGCGGGTACCGGAGCACTGACCATGGCCGATCCTGGCCCGTTGGGCAACGCCGTCAAAGAGGGCGTGTATAAAGTCGTCTGCGTTGAGCCCGGCGCCAATGTTGGCACATTTGAGGTGTTCGACCCTGATGGCATCCTGATCGGCGTCGCTACCGTGGCCGCTGCCTTTGCTTCTACCCACATCAACTTCACAATTGCCGATGGCGCCACAGACTTTATTGCCGGCGAAGGCTTTGATGTGACTGTCACCTTTACTGCTACTGTTCCGGCCAATGGCGGCGTGTTCTCCGTGGTTGACCCAGACGGCGTGGCGCTGGCCAGTGCCACTGTTGGGGTTGCTTACGCAGGCGCTATCAACTTCACGATCAACGACGGCGCGACCGACTTTGCGGTTAACGACACCTTCACAATCGCCGTGGCCGCCAGCGCTGAAAAGTATGCCAAGGTCAACTCCGCTGTCCTGGATGGCCGGGAGCTTGCCGACTGTATTCTGGCAGTTGCGACAGACACCGGCGCAGCTATCCCCCCTGGCGCTGCGGATGTATACGCCGAAGCCTACAAGGCCGGGCAGTTTAACCGTGCCGCACTGGTCTTTGGCGGCGCTGACACTGCGGCCACCCATGAGGAGCGCCTGCGCGGCCTTGGAATCCAATTAAGCGACAATGTCGCGTACTAAGGGAGGTAAGATACATTGACTATCAATATCTACGAGACCCGTATCATGCTGCAGGCCATTAACAAGATGCTGCCTGCGCAAACTTTTTTGAGGAACACCTTTTTCCCAAACCCGATCACCTTCGTAACCGAGAAGGTTGATGTGGACTTTAAGAAAGGCAAGCGCCGGATGGCCCCGTTTGTTGCCCGCACCAAGGGCGGCATTGTCGTAGACCGCCAGGGTTTCCGGACAGATACCTACACGACCCCTTATATCGCGCCCCAGCGTGTGCTAACCAAAAACGACATTACCGCCCGGATGCTTGGAGAGGATGTCTACAGCACTAGGACTCCCGAGCAGCGCGCCCAGGAGTTGCTTGCGACCGACCTTCTTGAACTGGATGAAATGATCGTTCGCCGCGAGGAATGGTTCTGCGCTCAGATACTTCTGACCGGAGCTGTTGCCATAAAAGGCTGGGTTGACCATGTCGGCGGTAATGAGTTCGTGGAGGACAAGATCGACTTTAATTTTACCAACCATGAAACCCTTGTTGGCGCAGATGCATGGAATTTGGGAACCAGTAACAAATACGGCGACCTCCAGCGCATCAGGCGGGCGATTCTCCTTGCCAGTGGTGTAAGCCCTGACATTGCGGTTATGGCAAACAACGTGGCAGAGCTGTTCCTGGCCGACCCTGCTATTCAGAAACTAATGGATGTCCGCAATATGACTGTTGGCGTGATTAATATCAAACCCAAGATCCAGGGCATGGACGGTCTGACCTATATCGGCACCCTGACCGGCCTTGGTATCGAACTCTACGTTTATGACGAATGGTTCCTTGATGACGACAACCTGACTTATCCCATGATACCGGATGACTACCTGATCATGGGTCGCACCGGTATGGGCTCCCGCCTGTATGGCGCCGTGACGCAAATCGAGAAAGACGATGAGTTCCATACCTACGAGGGCACCAGGATCCCGAAAGTCTGGGCCGACCGGAACGATGACAAGAAGATGATCCGCGTTGCCTCCCGCCCGCTGCCCAAGCCGGAAGACGTGGACAGCTGGTACACACTGAAGGTGAAGTAGCCATGGCGGTATTAATAAAGCGCTATCGCGTGCGCTATAACGGCGTGTTATATGGACCGGACCAGCCTGCCGGCCAGGTTCTGACGGGTCTCTCCGAAGAGGAAGAGGCCCGTCTGATTGCCGGGTCCAACGGGACAATTGAGAAGTATGAGCCCGAGCCGGAACCAAATCTTGCAGATAATGAGCAGGAGCTTTGCAACGATGAACCGGCCACAGAAAAGGACGCAAACCAAGAACCCGAACAGACACAGATACCAGAACCCGAGGCGGTAACTGCCGGCGACATTGTGAACGCCAACCTTGACGACTTGATTAAGCCCGCTAACAACACCGAGCCAGCCAAGGCAACCCCGGCGATGCCTAAAAAGCCAAGCACTAAAAACAAAAAGCGCGGTGGTAAGTAATGCCCGGCTTTAAGGATTATCTAGCTTCCGACCTGGACACTTTTATCAACCAGGGCGAATTTGCCGACTTCCACGACATTGACGGGCGGCAGGTCAAATGCGTTGTTGACAGCGACATCCTTCAGCCGCTGAAGCAGGCTGACTATGACATCGCCTACAACGCGACCAAGATGCTCTTTGTCAAGGCGTCCGACCTGCCCGAGCGTCCCGTTAAGGGTCAGCGTATCAGGCTTGACGGCGAGCTGTTCACAGTGGCCTTGTGCGGCGAGGCTGGCGGTATGCTTGAAATTACCCTGGAGGCGATAGAGGCATGATCCTGGTTCATGTTTTCAGGCAAAGAGAAATCGAAGCGATAATGGGGGATTGTGCCAAACAAGCGCCAAAGGCCATTATGCGGGCGTTAAACAGGTCAGTGGAAAACGCCAGGACAAACGTGGTCAGCAGCGCCACGGAGGAGTATTACGTCAGCGCGACGGCTGTAAGAAAAACAATTACCATTACGAAAGCCACCGAAGCAAGGCTAAGGGTCAAGGTTCACTCAAAAGATACCGGCAGGGAATTGATCGACTTCAAAGTAAGCCCCAAAAATCCAGGGCTAAAAAGACCACCTGCGGTGCAGAGGGTTGGGGTAAAGAAAGGCAGTGGGCTTAAAGACCTACCCGGCGCTTTTGTGCGAAAGGGGATAAAAACCGGTAAGCCGCATGTACTCAAGCGAACAACAAGTAAACGCTACCCAATTAATGTCAAATACGGCATTTCGGTGCCCCAGATGATTGGGAGCAAAAAAGTCAGGCTGCGCATCGAAAACGAGGCCAGGGCAATATTTGAAAAGCGCCTTGACCACGAAATCAGCCGTATTCTGGGAGGCAACAAATGAGCATAAACATGACCCCAATCGACCTGGTTGACAAACTGAAAGAATTTATTGCCCCGGTTGTCGCCAATTTTGAGCTGCAATCCAATGTGACCGGTATCAAAAAATCACCCGAGGTCATTACCGGGTATTTGCCGGATAAAAAACCCGGCGCGAGACAGGACCCGCCGGACATTCCCTGTGTCATCATACGGTACATTGAGGATATAGACACCGAAGAAGGCGACACAGCTAAAGTCTATATCGTTGCCGCCACCTACAGCGAGGACGAACAGGACGGCTGGCGGGACGCGGTGAACGTCATTACCCGGATTAAGGATGCGCTGGCAAAACAGCGGTTCCTTGGCGGGCCTTTTCGCATTGAGTACCCGATCAAAACCGAACTACCCGAGGAGCAACTATACCCCGTTTGGGTTGCGTTTATGACCCTGACCGTGGCTATTCCTCATATTCAAGAAGAAGGAGGTTATCTAAAAGATGTCTTCTAAGAAATCAATAGTTGATGCAGCCATTGAAGCATCTGAGACACCAGCGCCCGAAGTTCAACAAGCGCCGGCCACAAAACCCGCGCCGTTTATTTATTGCGGGCCGACCCTGCCGAAGGGGCTGCTGCTCCAGTACACTACCTACCGCGGCGGTCTGCCCAACCACCTTGAACCGCATATCGAAAAATGTCCGGCTATAGGCCGGCTTTTTGTTGCCCCGACCCAACTGGACAGCACAATCCAGGCGATAAAAAAGGCCGGCACACCGGAAAGCGTCTGGTACAAGCAGATCCTTGACTACATCAAAGGAGGTGTTAAGTAGTGCCGTATTTGCACGGAGTAACTGTTACTGAGGTTCCGACCTCCATTACCCCGCCCGTCAATGCAGAAGCTGGCTTACCGGTGGTGTTCGGGACTGCGCCTGTTAACCTGGGAGCTGACCAAAGTTACGTCAATAAACCACTTTTGGCCCACACCTACTCTGAGGCGGTGGCCGCGCTCGGGTATTCTGATGACTGGGACAGCTACACCCTTTGCGAGTTTATGAAGTCGCACTTTGCGCTTTTTAACGTGGCGCCGGTGGTGTTCGTCAACGTCCTCGACCCGGCCACACACAAAACCGAAGTGCCTGCAGCTGATTTGGCAGTTGTTGGTGGCGTTGTGACCATCGCGGTTGATGGCATTTTGCTCTCTAGCGTCGTGGTTAAGCTTACTTCCGCTGGGCAGCCGCTGGTAAAGGACACCGATTACACAATAGCTTTCAACGATGATGGCCACGTTGTTGTAACTCGCATTGCTACCGGCACGATCCCGGAAGTGACGGCAGTGTTAAATATCGCTTATTCTAAGCTTGACCCTACCGCCGTAGACAGCACCGACATCATCGGCGGCGTGAACATCACCACCGGCGCTTATACCGGCCTTGAGCTCGTAAACAAGGTATTTCCCTTGTTCCCGCCTCTGGTCCCCGGCCAAATCCTGGCTCCCGGTTGGTCGCATAACCCTGCCGTAGCCGCTGTGATGAAAGCAAAGGCTGGTAATATCAACGGGCTTTTCAAGGCGATTGCCATTACCGATGTTGATGATACTTCCACCGGCGCGGACCTTTACAGCGAAGTCCCGGCCTGGAAAACCACCAACAATTACACGGACCCTCAACAGATCGTCTGTTGGCCAAAGGTGTCGCTGGGCAGCGAGACATATCACCTGTCAACTCAAGTGGCGGGGATCATTTGCAAGACCGATAGCGAAAATGACGACATCCCCTACGTCAGCCCGTCAAACAAGAGCCTGCAGGCTGACGGCGCTGTTATCGACGGGGGCGCAGAGGTGACGCTTGACCCGTCCCAGGCCAATTACCTGAACGGCCAGGGCGTTGTCACTGCGCTCAATTTTATCGGTGGCTGGCGGTTGTGGGGTAACAGAACGGGTGCATATCCCACCAACACGGATCCAAAAGATGCCTTCATCCCGATTCGTCGCATGAACAACTGGATATCGAACACAACCATTTTGACTTACTGGCAGAAGGTTGACAACCCAACCAATAAGCGGCTCATTGATACGGTGGTTGACAGCTTGAATATCTGGCTGAATGGGTTGACTGCCAGGGGCGCACTGCTCGGCGGCAGGCTTGAATTTATCCAGGCAGAAAACCCGACGACGGATTTACTGAACGGGATCATACGGTTCCATATGTACCAGGCGGGACCGACTCCGGCAGAGAATCTGGATTTCATCCTGGAATACGACACGAGCTACCTTAGCTCGTTGTTCGCGTAGGGAAAGGAGGATAACCCATGAACCAAGTACCTGAAAAGTTAATTAACTTCCGGGTTTACGAAGGCGGGGCCGACCTGATCGGAATAGCCGACGTGGAACTACCGAGTATTGAAGCCCTATCTGAAACGGTCAAAGGTGCCGGTATCGCCGGTGAGGTAGACAGTCCGGTCCTTGGCCACTTCGGAAGCATGAGCGTAAAAATAAACTGGCGCACCGTAACCAAACCCACGGTAAGCCTGGCGCAGCAAAAGGGGCATAGCCTCGACCTGCGCGGCGCTATCCAGGTTCTTAACGCCGGGAAAGGCGAATATAAGGTAGTCCCGCTTAAAGTGGTCGTCAGGGGCATTCCCAAGAAGACCGAGCTGGGGAAAATGGACGTTGGCGCAAAAACCGACTCGTCCAATGAGCTTGAAGTCGTTTACATCAAGGTGCTGCTGGACGGCAAAAAACTCCTGGAGATCGACAAGTATAATTACATCTGTGTGATCAACGGCGAGGACTATCTTGCCGATGTCAGGGATGCTCTGGGTATATAAAACTAAGACCTGTTGGCGCTAAATCCGGCAGGCCTTAGTTCATTTTTTAAGCGAGAAAGGAGAGCATATGAAAACCATCACTTTAAGCAGACCATTTACTTTTGAGGACAAAGAGTACACGGAGATTAATCTCGACCTGGACTCCCTGACCGGTAGAGATTTAATAGACTCCGAGAGAGAGGCCGTAGTCGTTGTGGGACCGTCTTCGTCTCCCGTGGTTGAATTATCTAAGCCCTACAGCGCAGCATTGGCGGCCAAAGCAGCCAAGGTCCCGATTGAGATGATTTTAGAACTACCTGCCAGAGACTTTACCATGATAACGATGACGGTGCAGGATTTTTTACTAAGTTAGGCCTTCGCCCGCCAGGTGGAAGACGGCTGATTATGAAAACATGCCTAACGCTGTCGGTTAAAACAAAAACGCCAGCTCCTTATTGGCTGGGGCGGCCAATCGGGGAATTGGCTGAATGGCTTGAGATCTACATAGAGATGCGCGATAAGAGAGGTGGCGCTGGATATGGCTAGTCGCATGTATGAAATCGCCTTTGAGATAGCTGGAAAAATTAATTCCTCATTCGGTAATATGTTCGCATCCGCAAACAGCAGGATGCGTCAGCTTAGCCAGCGCACCAACGCAATGCGGTCAGAGCTTAATGGATTAGAGAGAGCGCAAAAGCAAACAACCAGAGAAATTGAAAACAGCGCAAAAGCCTACTCTGTGCTTAAGGGCAGCTACAGCCAGTCTCTGCAAACACTCCTGCAGCTAAACCAAAGGATCAATAACACAAAAGCTGCCTTAGTGGCTTTGAGTAACGAGAAAAAATCCGGCGCTATTACCGCCAAGGAGTTTTCGAGCAGGCAGGCCGAGCTGGTAAAGCAGTTAAAAGAGGCAAATACTGCCTATACAACGCTCAAAACTAAAACCCAGTCCATGAAAAGCGAAATGCAGAGGCTTGCCGAGGTTGAGCAGCAGGGGAAACTGAAGGTCGAGCAGAACGCCAAGGCTTATGACGAACTTGCTAAAAAGCTGGAAAAGGCTGAACTGGCACAAAAGAAGTATTCTAAAGCAGTAGCCTTGTCCGAGCGTGCGAATAGCGTCAAGGGGAAAATGCAGAGCGGCCTAATGACCGCGACTGCTGCTGCCGTGCCGTTTATTGGGGCGACGGCTGCGGGCGTCCAATTTGATACGGCCATGGCGATGGTAGCTAAGCAGGTCGAGGGTGCAAGAAACGAAACTGGGGCTCTGACCGATATTGGTCTTGAGGCGCGAGCCAAGATCATGCAGGCCAGTAAAGATATGATGATAGTGCCTGATACTATGGCCAAAGCCTTTGCAATGTCAGCAAGATCAGGCGTCAAGGGCATGGAAAACATTGATAGGTTCGCCCGCATGGGGACCATGATGGGAACAGCGTTCGAGGCTCCAGCCGAAGAGGTGACGGAAAACTTCGCCAAGATCGGTAGCGCAATGAAGATAGACCTGGGCACAAAGGAAGGCATTGACCAGCTTGAGGCCCTCGCAGACACCGTGAACTATTTAGATGACCAGACCAACGCCAGCGGTGCTGATATAATCGAGGTCCTTAAAAGGATTGGTGGTACGGCAACGGCGTTGCTTCCCACTCTATCAAGAAATTCGTTAGCCGGCCTATCTACTGGCCTCCTGCAAATGGGCGAAACTTCAGAGACAGCAGGAACAGCATTAAATTCTCTGTTGACCAAAGTAGCAGCGGCGCCTGCTCAGGCAAAACCATTTCACGAGGCGCTTGCCAAGGTTGGAATAAGCGCTCAAGATTTACAAGCTGGTGCCCTAAAAGATGCTGAGGGAACTATTCTCGGTCTTTTTGAGAGTATCGGAAAGTTGGACGCCGGGACTAGGAATGATGTCCTGGCCGAGCTTTTCGGCGCTGAACACATTGACACCCTCTCTAAAATATCCGGCAACTACGCTGATTTTGTTGAGATCATAAAGAAGGGGAACTCTGATGCCGCCAAGGGGAGCATGTTCAAGGAATTTGAGATTATGTCCAAAACTGCAGCGCGGCAGCTCGAGGGAGTGAAGGCGTCAATAGCAAGAAGCGCGGTTTCTATGAGCGATGTCTTAATGCCGTCCCTGTTATCTGCCGCGCAGGGCTTTCAGTCATTTATGGAAAAGGTTCAGAAGTTGGCAGAAGAGCACCCGAACCTGACCAAGTTTTTGGTTGGGGGATCAGCTGGCTTTATAGGCTTTGCAATTGGCGCAAGCGCCATTGGGTGGGCAGTGAGTGCGGCGATTAGCCCCTTTGCCAAGTTTTTTGGATGGGCAACAAAAATAGAACTGGGGGCAAAGCTTGCATCTGGCGCTACTAAGGCATGGGCAATTGCCCAGCGGTTGCTTAACGTAGCTATGAGAGCAAATCCGATAGGCCTAATTATTACGGGTATCGGGCTGCTTATAGCAGGCGGTGTATATTTGTATAATCATTGGGAAACCGTCAAAGCAAAGGCGCTGCAACTATGGGAAACCATCCGGAATAATCCACTTCTGGCCCTCGTCGCTGGGCCAATCGGAGCGGTAATTGCGGCTGGCATAACTCTTTACAATAATTTCGGGACCATAAAAGAAGCCGTTAGTGGTCTTTGGGAAAAGTTCAAAGAGGCCTTTCCCAGCGCAGCGGCTTTTATTGAAAACGTCGGCCAGAAGGTTGGCTGGCTGTGGGATAAACTAAAGGCTTTTTGGGCCTGGTTATCGGGCGGAGGCGGCGGTGGCGGAGGCGGCGAAGGAGAACTTCCTCAGTTTGCCTCCGGTGGCTTTGCCAACAGACCTTCAATATTCGGCGAAGCTGGCCTTGAAGCCGCCATCCCCATAGACGGCTCCCCCCGTTCACGGGGTATTTGGGAGCGTGTTGGGGAATTGAGCGGCTTCAGCGGGGGATCTGAAACCAGTATCGTTTACGCTCCAGTTATTCATGCGCCAGGCGGCGACCCCGGAGTGATACGGCAGGTTTTAGACAACTCAAAGGACGATTTCTTTAGCCGGTATCAGGCTATGAAACACCAGCAAAGGCGGGTGTCCTATGGCTACTAAAACATATACCACAATCCAAGGCGACACCTGGGATGGAATCGCATATAAAACCATTGGCAGTGAATACTACATGACCGACCTGATCGAGGCCAACCCTGCACATCGGGAAACCGTTATCTTTTCGGCTGGCGTTGTCTTAACCATCCCGGAAATTACCACGCCAACAACGACTAATCTACCTCCCTGGAAGCGGGTGAGCAGCTAATGCAAGCCCGCCGCGCACACCTGGAACTGGTTTATGAGAATGTAGATATAACAGCCGACCTGCAACCGCATCTAGCCAACTGGTCATATACCGACAACCTCTCCGGCCAGGCTGATGACCTGCAGATTACCCTGGAGGACCGGGAACAGCTCTGGGCCGGAGACTGGATGCCGGAAAAGGGGGCTAAGGTAACTGCCAAAATCATCCGCGAGAATTGGGAAGAGGACGGCAAAACGGATGAGCTTGCCCTGGGCCAGTTTGAGCTTGATGAAATTGAGGTCGGCAACCCACCTTCCGCAGTCACAATAAAGGGCACGTCCATCCCGGAATCATCCTCCCTACGCGGCGAGAATAAAAACAAAGCCTGGGAGAAAACAAATCTTTCCGTGATCGCCGGTGATATTGCAGGCGGCGCGAGCCTTGAGCTGTTTTACGACACCGAGGATGATCCGGAATACGACCGGATAGAGCAGACGGAAGAATACGACCTGGCTTTTTTACAGCGGCTGTGCAATGACGCCGGGCTTGCTTTGAAGGTTTCTGACTCTCAGATAGTCATTTTCGACGAAGCGAAATATGAGCAGCAGGAGCCTATTGATACAATCATTAGGGGGCAGGTGCGCATAACGGGCTACAGCGGAAGGACAACACTAACCGGCATGTATTCTTCCTGCCGGGTGGACTATCATGACGCCGAGCAAAAGGAATCAATCAAGTACGAATTTACTCCGGATAACCCGCCAAAAACAGGGCGGGTTTTGGTTGTAAATGAGCGCGTCAAGTCAGTGGCCGAGGCAGAGCGCCTGGCCAAAAAGAAACTGCGCGATGCAAACAAGGATGGCACTACGTTTTCCCTGACCCTTGTAGGTGAAATCAAGTATCTGGCCGGCCTGACCGTGAACCTGGTTGGATGGGGAAAATTCGACGGGAAGTACATCATCACCCAGGCCGGCCACGGCCAGCAGAGCGGCTATGAAACGAAACTGGAGCTCCGTAAGTGTCTGGAGGGTTACTAATGGACCCATTATTGAAAAACTTAATTCGGGTAGGAATAATATCCTCCACGAGCCCGGAGAACTGCACAGCCAGGGTCGCCTTTGAAGACCGGGCAGCAATGGTATCCTTTGATTTGCCGGTCCTGGTCCGGGGTAGCCTGCAGAACAAAGATTATTGGATGCCGGAGCCCGGGGAGCAGGTAGTTTGTTTGTTCCTTCCCTCTGGGGTCGCCCAGGGTTTCATCCTGGGTTCTGTATATTCAAGTAAAGATAATCCCCCCGTAACCGACGGGAATAAGCGGCACATCAAGTTTGCGGACGGCACCACCATTGAGTATGACCGGACCACACACACCTTGGCGATCGATGCAAAAGGACCAATAAAGTTAATCACGACCGGCCCGGTGGAAATCGATGCTGCCCAAGACGTAATTATAAATGCAACGGGTGCGGCTGCAGTCACGGCTGACATCGCAACAATAACAGCTGATAAAACTATTACCATTTCAGCCCCCAAGGGTATTTCTATATCAGCAACAGATCCGACAGGTACGGGTGTTCAGATAACTGGCAAGAGTGCATCCGGAAGTTGGTGATAATATGGGGTAATTGGAAGTTTTGGAGACGTGATATTTGAGGTTTCAGCTGAAAAAATACGAACTTTTGACGAATTCTCACGTTCGGCGTCTGGGCGATGGGCTACACATGAAATTATTAGACAAAAACCGGTTTCTGAATTTATTGGTCCTGCGCTGGATGAAATCAGTTTTAAGATGCGATTTGACGTCCGTTTTGGAGTAAATCCCAAGGAGGAGATGGATAAGCTCCTGATTATGTGCCGCTCAGGCGTGGCTGAAACATTAATCATTGGCGGTCTGGCCCTGGGCGTTGATAAATGGGTGATTAAAAGCGTTACGCAAAACTGGTTGCATTTTGACGGCGCGGGAAGGTGCATTGTCGGTGTTGCCGATGTCACGCTTGAGGAGTATGTGGGGTGATGCAGATGGAATATACCGTAACTGGAAGTGATAGCCCTATTGATTTTGGAGCGACTGATATTGCGGAAATCCTCCAAAACGTCCGTATGATACTGGCCACCCCTGCTTTCTCCTGCCCGATGGACAGGGACTTTGCCTGGAACCCGGATATCCTGGACGGACCGATCAATATAGTCCAGGCCAAATTAGCTGCCCGTATTGTGGTCGCTATCCGAAAGTATGAACCCCGAGTCCAGGTGAAAAGCGTAAATTTCCAGGAGGGAAATGGACAAAACGGCGTTTTAAAACCAGTAGTGAAAGTGAGGGTTGCCGATGGCGCGGTTTAATCTACCCGAGATTACGTTTGCTGATAAATCTGCCCAGCAAATTGAGGCTGATATTGTAAACCGGTATGCACAGATTACCGGTCAGAGTTTGGCCCTGGCTGACCCCCGGCGAAAGTTTATCCAGGCCATAGTTCCAATTTTGGCCCAGCAACGGGCTCTCATCGACTTTGCAGCCAAGCAAAATCTACTCGGTTATTCTACCGGGGACTACCTGGATCACATTGGTGCCATATCCGGAACCGAACGCCTGCAACCGTCATATGCTAAGACCACCGTCAGGTTTAACCTCTCAACAGCAGTCCAACAGACAATACCTGCCGGAACCAGGGTAACCGCTGGGGACGGCGTATTTTTTGCGGTCCAGGAGGCCGTAGTCGTTGAGGCTGCGCAGGCATACGCGGACGTGGGATGTCAATGCACCGTAGCCGGCACAGTGGGCAATGGCTACCTGCCTGGGGAAATCAATAAGCTGGCTGACCCCATACAGTGGGTGCAGTCGGTGGCTAATACCACCACCAGCGAGGGTGGCGCGGATATCGAGGCAGATGATCCTTACGCTGAACGTATCCATGAGGCCCCGGAAGGCTTCTCCGTGGCCGGTCCTGAAGGGGCATACATCTACTGGGCCAAGACAGCCAATCAGTCAATTATTGACGTAGCTGTCCGCAGTCCATCGGCTGGAGTAGTTGAAATCAGACCTCTGCTTACGGGCGGGGTAATTCCTGGCCAAGAGGTTCTTGACGCGGTCCTTGCAGCGTGCAGCGATAAAACAAAGCGACCCCTGACAGACAATGTCCAGGTCCTAGCTCCTACTGCAGTGAACTATGACATAACTTTAACCTACTGGATTAGTACGGCTGATTCCAGTACAGCGGCCAGCATCCAGGTTGCTGTAGCGCAAGCTGTTGTCGATTATAGGACGTGGCAAAAGGCAAAGCTGGGACGAGCTATTGACCCTTCAGAGCTTGTCTACCGGGTTAAGGCCGCAGGCGCGAAGCGGGTAGCTGTGACACTGCCAGTATATGTGGCAATCGAAACATATCAGGTGGCAGCAGAGGGAACCGTGACCGTAACATATGGAGGGCTTGAGTAATGAGTAAAGACATTTACACGATCAGCCTTCTTGACCTACTCCCGCAGAGTCTTAAAGGCGATCCCGATGTCGAGGCGCTGGCCAAGGCCCTTGATCCCGAGTTGCAGGCTGTGTCTGCCGCTATTATTGAGTGCGTCCTGCTCCCCCGGGTAGATGAATTACCGGAAGAAGTTGTAGACTATTTAGCCTGGCAGCTGCACGTTGATTTTTATGACCCAAACTATTCACTGGCAGTCAAGCGCACCCTTGTTAAACAGTCCATACCTCGGCACCGCAAAAAGGGTACACCGGCGGCTGTTGAAGAGCTGGCTACCACTGTTTTCGGCAGTGCGCGGGTGATAGGGTGGTATGAATACGGCGGCGATCCGTACAGATTCCGGGTTATTACCGGCAACGAGCAGGTTGTGCTGGGCGATAGATACGCGGAGTTTGTTAATGCGTTGGAATCAGTTAAGCGCAAAAGCGCCTGGCTTGACGACATTCTTTTTGAAGGCACGTTTGAATTCAGCTCACAACTTGGAGTGGTGGAAACTGACGCCAACAAGGGTTTTGCCGACCTAGAACAAACGGTCGGCGGGACCTTAAGCGACATACTATAGAGGTGGTGTGAAAACATGGCTTTTGAAGAAGCGTTACCGGAATGGAACAACGCCGGCACTGAGCCGCTGCAGGCGAAAAAAGACGCGGGATGGGAGGCGACCGAAAAGCCGCCGGCGGACTGGTTTAACTGGCTGTTTAACCGAAATTATAAGTGTTTAAGCGAAATACGTCAAAATGCCTCGGACACAGAAGGCAGAATCTCCATCCACGACCGCGAGCTTGCCAACATCGAAGCCGTCCTTGACATCGACAACCGGGCCATCTCTGGCAACAGCAAGTTTTACGACCTCTTGGATGGTACAAATACGTACAGCACCGGCAAAATCGACATGACCCGGACCTTCGCGCTCAACCCCATCAACGCTAACCAGACCAGCACAGTGGTTGACGACATAACCGGGTTCGCTGCTGGCCAGGAGGTGACGGTGTTTGACGATGTAAACAGTGAAGAGATCATAGTCACTGCTGTCAACGCCGGGACAAAGGCCCTGACACACACGGCGACCACACAGTCGTACAAGGCGCACGCCAACATTTGCCGGTCGAGCGTGGAGATCCTGGGCAAGAGGATGCGCTTCGATGGGTGGCGGACGGGAGGGGTTGGCACCGGGTTACTGGAATACATTTCGGGTCTTGAAATAACGCATGACATTCGTTCAGCTGCAATATCTCCGGACAAGAAATTTATTGTTTTTGGGGTGAGAACAGACTATAACGATAGCACTGCTTTAGGCTTCTTCAGGACTTACGAATTCGACCATATCACTGGTCAAATTGGCGCAAAGGTGTGGGAAGATAGTTGTGGCGCTAATGTTTTTCCTATTATTACAGGTATTCAGTTTACTAATAATGGAAATTTTATCGTGGTCAGAAGTACCTTAATAAATGGTGGCAGTCCAAGAGTTACGACACTGGCATTTGACAAGGTTACGGGAAGGGTCGGAACCACAGCAATATCAGTTTTAGCCAACCAGACTTATGCTTTATTGAACAATGCCAATACTTATCTAATAGCTGTGAGCTCTACAACGCTAAATGTTTTCCCTTTCAATGCCGAAACTGGTGTGATAGGGGCGGTGTTTGCAACAAAAACAGTATTACGACTTTATGGTAGTCCTATTATAACTGCAAATGATAATTTTATTATTGCTCCAGTTGACGGCAGTCCCTATATAGCTGTATATCCGATTACAAATGGGGTAGTGGGCGATAAGCTTGCGGACCCAGCGACACTCCCTCCAGCTGCGCCTTATAATGTGATGTTATCGCCAAGTAATAATTTTTTGGGCTTGGTCCCAGCTGCAAGCCCTTATGTCATGGTGTATAACTTTAACCCGGTAACGGGGGCGATAGGTACAAAGCTCAATAATCCGCCAACACTGCCTGCCTCGTATTGTAACGCTGTCGGGTTTGTCTCCGATAACTGTATATGGGCATTTTGCAACATGACACCATTTGTCTATACGTATTTACTCACAACAAGTGCCATCGGAGATGCTATAAATCAAACTCTAATTGAGAGTCCGGGCGCTGCGTTGTCTTTGGGCTTTGTATCCGATAACTATATATTAGGTATCGGAACAACCTCTTTACTTGGCGTAAAGTTGTACAAAATGCGCACGGAGGAAGTCATCCCCCTACTCACTGGAGTAGCCCGCTACAACATAACCCCAGCGGGCACTACAGACGAAACCGTGGCCTGGGTGGAACATGAGAAGGACGCCGGCTTTGCGGTTGATGGGGCGCTATCCATCGTGGACACGGCGGCGAATGAGAGTTATGCTGCCATGACTAAGACCAGCACGGATTTATCGGCGTCCGTAACCGAGGACCAATTTATCGGCGATGTAGTGACTGCAGAGGAAAAGGTCACGCTGAAGCTCACGTTGTCGCGCACTTTAACCAGTGTTGACAAGGCGATAACAAAGATACTGGGGAGGGTTGGATAGATGTTGATTCGTGACGCCGCGGGTGGCGGGTGGACCCCCACCCCGAAGGAGGCGCGTAAGGTGGAGGTCGACCAGCGTATCTCCGACCTGGAATTGGCCCTGGCCGACCAGATGGCCAAGAACACGGAGCTAGAGCAACGGCAGCAGGATAGCGAACTTGCGCTGGCTGATATTATCGCGGGAGGTGTTTCATAGTGGCATATCAACCTTACACTTTGAGGGTTATCGCGAGGGCCATTATCACGAAAACGGACATGGGCCAGGGGACGTCGGCAGAATTGGTGCAGGTTTACCCGGAGGCAGAAAGGGCAGCGATCCTGGCTGAGGTGTACCGGATGAGGCCGGACTTGGAACCAGAGCAGTAAAACTAAATATAGCCTGTTATTCGCCGCCAGGGGCGGTTATTTTTGTTGCGGAGGTGATGCCATGCACGGGTTTCTCGGTTGGCTGCTGTTTATGGCAGTTACATTATTTGGGATTTGGTTTGTTATGAAATTTTGGCCGGAGTAGAACCGCCTGGGTAGGCGGTTATTTTGTTACCAGGGGGTGGGGTGAGATTGGGCGAGGGTGATGTTTTAAGCATCCGACAGGATCTTAGTGAGGTCAAAAAGACGCTGGACGGAATAAATGCTGCAGTTGCTGATTTAAGGGTACTTGTCGCCGGTGAATATGTGAAACGTGTGGATTGCGACGAGTGCAAGAAGTGTTCAGAAGAGCGGATTGTCAGGCTTTACGACAAGCTTGATGAGCACAGAAAGGAGGAGGCCGCAAACCGTTGGAAAATGGCCGGTATCGCGGCAACTCTCACCGCTGCCCTGATATCGCTTGCACAGTGGTTACACAGCATTTTCAAGGGCGGTGGGCAAGCGCCATGACGACATCAAGCGGTAGCACAGGAAATGCTATTTTTACTCTTCTACTAATTATGGGCGGTATCGAAGGGATTCTTTGGGCAATCCAGGAGAAGATGAAAAAGTCTGACCGCCTACCTGATTATTTCGAAAAATGCGTTGCATATTCCATCGCGTTCATATTTGGCTTTATCGCCTGCTGGCGCAACCATTTCAGTTTTTTTACCTTCCTGGGAACCGTGTCATATGAACACGATTTTGAAGGATGGATATTTACAAGTTTCCTCCTTTGTGCTGGAAGAGCTTATTTCATGGCCCGACTTGAGATGATGAATTCGGTCCCGTATATGCTGGGGAACGCCTATGGTCAATTTAGGGCCGGCACCTCTGCGGTAATATCGGCCAATAAGACCACTATGGGAAGCAAGGTAGACACTTCAACCAGTCAAGAGGTGGCCCCTGAGCCGACAGATGATGGAGCTATAACAAAAACAAGAATATGAGGTGAGACTATGAAAATCTGTATTGACCCCGGCCATGGCGGGTATGACCCCGGCGCGGTAGGTCCGGGAGGACTGCAGGAGAAAAACGTTACCCTGGCAGTTTCTTTGCTCCTGGCCGAAAAGCTCCGGGCTGCCGGCCAGGAAGTCCAACTTACCCGGGAGGGTGACGCCGGAGCATGGGACTCTGACGGTGATCTCTGGACCCGTTGCCAAATAGCTAACCAATTTGGGGCTGATATATTTATTTCTATCCACATCAACTCAGCTGGGAATCCTGCAGCAACCGGCACGGAAACATACTGCCTGGCGCTGGGCGGGGAAGGGGAGCAGTTGGCCACAGCGGTACAACAAGAGTTGCTTGCTACCCTGGGCCTACCTGACAGGGGCGTAAAGACGGCCAATTACTATGTCCTGAAACGCACCGACATGCCAGCAATACTGACCGAGTTGGCTTTTATCTGCAATCCGGAGGAAGAGGCACTACTGGCCAGCCCTGACTTCCAGGCAAGGGCAGCGCAGGCGATAGCACAGGGTATCGGTGCTGTGTATGGCTTTGCTACGGGAGCCGCGCCTGCGCCGGCTGACCCCAACGCTATCACGATCATGGTCATGCCGGGTGAAGAGACCGTCACAGGCACGTTGATCAACGGGACGGCCTACGCGCCGGTGCGCCGGTTGGCTGAGTTGCTTGGTCAACCCGTGAGCTGGAACGGGGAAACCCGGACGGTGGTCATCGGATGACCGCGGATGTGAGCTGCCTGGGTTGCCCGTTTTGCTACGACGATGATCAGGCACTGTATTGTAGCGCGGAGACTTGTCCGAGGGGGAAGGGCGTATGACAATCGAGGAAATGAAGGCTTTGTTGGCTAAAATTGCTGACACAGCAATAAAAGCGCAGGAACTTGATGATATTCGCCGTGCCAGGCAGGCGCTGAATATTATTTGGGTTGACGCCGGAGAGAGTGTCAGGTCTTAAAACATCTTTGAAAGGGGTGGTGGCTGTGCGCCCCCGAAGAACTTTGAGGAGTACCGGCAGGTATGCAGGGCGCGGCGTAGGCCCCTGCCCTGGTGGAAGCTGATATTTAACAAATTATTAAGGAGGCAAAACCATGCAAGAGACAATAAATCAATACGCCATTGAGATTATACTGGCCGTGCTGGCACTGTTGACAGTGCTGGTAAAAGGGTGGCTAAACACCCTGAAGCAAAAAGCAGAAGCCTACTTTGAGGCAAAAACCACCAGTGAGCAGAGGTCGGTGCTGGCACTCCTGGGCAAGGAAGCGTTTAGCTTTGCAGAGACTGTTTACAAGGAGTTGGATGGGCCGGCAAAGCTGGCCCGTGCGGTGGAATACGTTGAGCAGAAGGCGCAGGAGGCCGGGATAACCGTTGCAGCGGAGGAGATCCGAGCAGTAGTAGAGGCAGCCTGGTTGGAGGACAAACGGAAGGAAATGCCGGCGATTGAGGCGGTACAGTTGGAGACAATAAAGACAGCGGAATAAGGTTTGACGTACACAGCCCTGGGCTCCGGCCTGGGGCTTTTTATTTTTGTCCCTTGCAAAGTAGATATACACCTGATATACTACATATATATTGACATCAAGGAGGCTGTTTTATGCCAAACCAATACGCTCCAGGTACAACCAGTATTTTGATCCGCCTGCCTAAAGCCTGGAAAAAACGGCTTAAAAGCGCAGCGGAAAAGCTAAACAAGAACAACCCTGGCGCGAAATATTCCGCTACGTCTATTGCGCTATCGGCAATCATGGCACGGATAGAAGAGATTGAAAAAGAATGAAAAATTTTTACCCTCCTTGTTGACAGGTAGATATATACCTGATATACTTATTATAGAAAGATTAATCGAGGGGGAAAGAAAATGAAAGAATTCACCATCGAGCGCGAAGGTAGCCAACGGCCCGAAACACAGCAACAACACCATGCCGGGCTTTGTATGGTAGGAGGGTTGCACCATGGCTAAATACACAGTCACCCGCGCCTGCGGGCACGAAGAAACCGTGGTCTTGTTCGGCAAGCTCAAAGATCGGGACTGGCGGCTAGAGAAGGTCGAGCCGCAAAAGCTATGTTCTGAGTGTTACCAGGCGAAACTTGCCGAGGAGCGCGAGAAGGAGAACAGGGAAGCCGCAGAGGTCGCCAAAGAGCAGGGCCTGCCTGCCCTGGCCGGCAGCGAAAAACAAGTAGCCTGGGCGGAGACTATCCGGCAGCAGATGCTTGCCGATATAGACGAGTTTATATACAAGCGGGTCAAGCCAGAGCACAGGAACAAGCCAGAATTATTGACTGCCATCGACCACATCAGGAACACGGTTGAGGCACGCTGGTGGATCGACAACCGGGGCATGAATTTACCCGGTGAACTTATGCACTTGGTAGCAAAGGCGGCAAAAGAGGTTAAAGCGAAAAAACTTCAGCCAGCCATTTCCGAAGCAAAAACAGAAGCCACAGTCAGACCAGAAAATCCCAAAACGGACTTAGTTGCCGAGATTAGGTCACTGGACAGCGCGGTTGAAATCTCCTTCCCGGAGCGGCGCGACGATTTTCGGGAGCTTGTCAGGGGTATAGGCTATAGGTGGGAAAGCAACTGCTGGCGGCGCAAACTGAGTGCCAAGAACGGCACGCCACAGGACCGGGCGGCAGAGGCAGGGCATAGGCTGCTGGCGGCAGGGTTTGCGGTGCGGATATATGACGAGGCTATCAGAGCCAGGGCCATTGCTGGCGACTATGAGCCCGAATGTACCCGCTGGGTGCAACTGCGTACCAGCGAGAAATACACCGGCTGGCTGGCCATCAACTGGAGCCGGCCAGACGACTTTTACAAGGCCGCGAAGCGTATCGCTGGAGCCCGCTGGAGCAGTCCGTCTGTGGTGGTTCCGCCTGAAAACTTTGAGGAAGTCCTGGACTTCGCGCAGATGTACGGGTTCAAGGTGTCCGACATGGCCTTGGAAGCAATAGAGCAAGCCAGGCGGGACAAAGAGGCCGCACTAGTAGTGAGTGTTGAAGCGCCGAAGGAAAAGCCGCGGGAAATTGCTTCAGGCAAACCGCCTGTACTGGAAGTGCCTGCGGAGGTTGGCATTAACGATGAATTTAGGGAGGGATAATTAATGTTGAGATGTCAGAAAATCATGTTCACCCGCACGGGCGAGTGGCGCATGTTCAACCCATTTGAACACTTGACTAGATCCTTCTCGTTGACGCAAAAGCATGTAGAATACCTGAAAAAGAACCATCCGCGTGAAATGCGGTTGGCAGAAGCAAACCCCGGATGCTGGATATCAGGAAATGAAGAATATGAACCTTAAAACTGAACTACTCCCACATCAAATTCAGGCAGTGCAAAAAGTACTGCCTACCCGCATTGGCGCCTTATTTATGGATATGGGCACGGGGAAGAGCAGGACGGCTATTGAGCTTGTGTCGCGCCGACTAGAACGGATTGACCATGTGGTCTATTTCTGCCCGGTATCCCTTAAAGAGACGGTCAGACGTGAGATACTGAAGCATACCGATTGCGCGGATGTTTATGTTTTCGACGACCGGACCAACGAGCGAAACCTGCCGCGTGCTATGTGGTACATCATCGGCATTGAGTCCATGAGCTCGAGCGCCCGTGTCGTGCTGGCGGCCAAAAAACTGATCACGTCCCGGACGTTCGTAATCCTGGACGAATCGAGCTACATCAAAGGGTCATACTCTATGCGGACGCAGCGCATCACGGAGCTGTCCAAGCGGGCGCGATACCGGCTCATTCTGACCGGCACGCCGCTGTCTCAGGGAGTGGTTGACCTGTTCGCCCAGATGCGTTTTTTGAGCCCGAAAATCCTGGGGTACAAATCGTTTTACAGCTTCGCTGCCAACCACCTGGAGTACAGCGACAAATACCCAGGGATGATCGTTCGCAGTCACAACACGGAATTCCTGGCGGCAAAGGTGCAGCCGTATGTGTACCAGGTTACGAAAGAGGAATGTCTGGATCTGCCGCCGAAACTCTACACGACCCGATATTTCCGGATGAATATGCAGCAGCGGCTTGCCTACGAAGCGGCGAAGGACGAAATATTTATGTCCCTGGCTGACGATGATATTGATTCCATCGCCATTTTCAGGCTATTTACGGTCCTGCAGGAAATCGTCTGCGGGTTCTGGAATAGAAGAATCAAGAGGGGCGAATTTGAGAAACTTGAATTTGAACACAAGAGGATCGAGATCCTTTTAGATATAGTAAACAGCATACAGCCCAAGGAAAAAATTATTATCTGGGCGAAATACCGGTATGACATAGAGCATATTGTCGAAGCACTGACTGGATTCTTCGGAGTGGAGAGCGTCGCCGTCTATCACGGTGGACTGAGTGAGAAGCAGCGGAACAAGGAGGAAGAAAAGTTCCATGCCGGCGCTAGGTTTTTCGTCGGGACCCCGAAGTGCGGCGGGCATGGGCTGACGCTGAATGAGGCGCATTACGTTATTTTTTACAACAACGATTTTAAATACTCAGAGCGCCTTCAGGCTGAGGATCGCTGTCACCGGATAGGCCAGGCATACCCAGTTACATACATAGATATCCAGTGTACGGATAGTATAGACGACCGTATAGCGTCAGCACTGGCCAAAAAAGGCAGCGTTGTGGAGGAATTTAAGGCCGAAGTTGATAAGGTCAAAGATAAAAAGGGCAAGCTGAGGGAGTTGATTAAGGGGTTATGATACGCATAGGATTAGGCCCCCGAGAAAAACAAAAGGAAATCGATAGCTACCTGGACAACAACGGCATAAAAAAGGTGTTCTGCTTCTATTTCAAAGCCTTTCCGGTCAAATATAAGGTTGATTGTGATATTGAATACATAGAGTATGCTGACATTGAAATGTATAAGTTTTTCTACCGACTGCTGGATAATATAGATCACAGCAGCCTCATTATCATGGACGGCTGCATGAGGACACAGAACCGAAGTGAATTGATTTATAATTGTGCCCATCATTACCTAAACCAGACACCGCATCGGCTTATATTTGAGCACTTTCCCATTATTGAAAGCAAGGATGACTTTATGATCTTGCTGGACTTTGAAAACAAAGGGAAGTACAAAGGCAAGGGTTTTGATTATGTATATCTCCAGAACGAGGACATAAAAATCAAGCCTGTCAAAGTAAAGCTGGAAACAATCAACGTGGAAACTACCGAGAAAGACCGGGAGCGGTACGAAAAAAAGAAACAGCAGCTATTTGACGGCCTGGGCGAAAAAGACCCGGATACAATCCCCCGGAATCTGCAGATCCTGGCCGGTGACATAAAGAAAAAGGCCATTGAGCCGGACAAGCTATATATTGCAAGGAACAAGCGGTTTAACATGGAAAACGTAAAGTCATACCAAGAGATAACCGGCAAAGGTGATTATATTGTGATAGATATGCACTACCGCCGGCTGAATTTTAATGACTTTCTTAAAACCACCGGCATGAGCAGGATAAAATATTTGAGCACTGTCTTATCTATTGACAGTGTCATAATAACTGAGTTTATGAAGTGGAAAGCGAGGTTGGAAGCTATCTATGCTCAGGCAAGTCTATATAAATAGAACCGTGCTGGATGCCGCCAGGGAGCGTATGGCGTACATATTTGACGAATTTGAGAATATCATTGTGTCCATCAGTGGGGGCAAAGACAGCACCGTCCTGGCTCACCTGGCGTTGACCGAGGCTCACCGGCGGGGGCGCAGGATCGGGATATTCTTCCTGGACGAAGAAGTGGTTTATGATAGCACAATCAAACAGATAGAGTACATCCTGAGCCTGTACCCGGAGAATACGATCCCCCTGTGGTTGCAGATAGAATTCAAGCTGACGAATGCCACCAGCCTAACAGAGGGGCAGCTCATCTGCTGGGAAGCCGGGAAACATAAAATCTGGATGCGTCCGAAGAAGTCTTTTTCTATCCAGTACAAGCCCTGGGACCGGGCGAAAGAGACCGTCCGGGACAAGAATAAGGGTTTTGGGTTCTACGATGCCCTGGAGAACTTCCAGCACTCACGGGAGAATACAGCCTTCCTGGTGGGCCTGAGAGCCACCGAGAGCCCCAATAGATGGCGGGCGGTATCCAAGAATCCCGGATACAAAAACGTCTGCTGGTGCACCAAAATGCCGCACGGGTGCGCCTCATTTTATCCTCTGTATGACTGGAACTTTCACGATGTGTGGAAGTATATCTATGATAACCAGCTAAGGTATAGCAAGATATATGACTACATGTATAAGAAGGGCATGGGCTTGCAGGAGATCCGGGTGTCCAGCCTAATACATGAGAAGTCATTCAAAGCACTGGTGGAGCTGCCGGAGTTTGAGCCGAAAACATATGACCGACTACTCAAGCGAATCAAGGGAATCAGTATCGGTAACCTGTACGGGAAAGACAGCAAAATGCTGCGGGTGCAGAAGTTACCGAAAAACTTCAGCACCTGGATTGCATACCGTGACTTCCTGTTGGAAACTTACCCGGACCCGGAGAAAAAGCCTATATTTGAGAAGCGGTTTGCCAGGCAACTAAATAACAGATATGTGGCCCGGCAACAATGCCGCCAGCTGGTTTTAAATGACTACGAGAACAACCTGCCGGTGGACAATAAGCCGGACCCCAGGGAAGCAATGATAGAAAAATGGAGGGCGCTACTATGATTATTGAGACCAAGAAGGGATCGGTCAAGCTACCACTGCTGGACGTGCGCATTGTGGATATCGGCCAGGTGCAGGCCAATACCTACAACCCCAATGCGGTGGCATCAAACAATATGGCACTGCTGGAAGAGTCTATTTTGTCAAACGGATTCTGTTTTGCGGTTGTCACGGTTTGGGACCCGGACAGCGAAAAGTATATCATTGTTGACGGCTTCCACCGCTATCTAATTTTTCGTGACTACCTGGAGGCAAGGGAAATACCCATCATTGTTTTGGATCATGACATATCCCAGCGCATGGCGGCCACCGTCCAGTTTAACCGTGCCCGGGGCGTGCATCAGGTGGAGCTCATGGGCGACCTGGTTCAGGCCTTAGTTCAACAGGGGGTGGACGATGCCGAGATAGCCCAGAAGCTAGGCATGGAAATTGAGGAGGTTTTCCGGCTCAAACAAATCACCGGCATTGCGGAGTTGTTTAAAAACCAGATATACTCCAAGGCCTGGGAAATGGTCGAGGTCACTGACGATGCCTAAGTGGAACTACGGTGATGCATATTTGCGATATCCCATTAATGACGGCGAGATAGCCGTTTTTGACAACGGGAGCATGGTCAAGGTGCATAATATCTTTGACCCTTTGCCGGAGTTTATGCTGACCGCGGACCTTGTTTTTGTTGATCCTCCTTGGAATCTGGGGAACCTGAACACGTTTTACACAAAGGCTGAGCGGTCAGACTATCAGGAGAGCTTTGAGCGGTTTTATAAGCGGCTGTTTGAGTGCATTGCCCAAATGGCACCGGCGACATGCTACGTCGAAGTGGGCAAGGAGTATCTGGCTGAATTTATCCTGGAGATGAAGCATCTATACCGATCTGTTACATTTTACAATAGCACCTACTACCACAAAAAGAACCATCTCTGTTATGTGATCCGGGGCGGGACAAAAAGAAAAAAGCTACCCCTGGACTACATGGACGAAGAGGATATTATCGCCTGGATATGCGAGAATGAGGATTACTCCTGTATCGGCGACCTGTGTATGGGCCGGGGCCTGGTGGGGGTGAACGCACACCGGGCAGGCAAAAGGTTTGTCGGGACGGAGTTAAGCCCGAAACGGCTATCAGTACTTTTAGAGGCGATGACAAAAAAGGGGCATGGATATAGAAAGGAGTAATATCATGCGTAAATACGAGGTCGGGAAGTTGTTTGCCGAGGAAATTACCAGCTACCCAGAAACGGTGAAATTTGACTTTACTCAGTCAGGGCCGGTGTTGCTGGTGTTCTTTGCCGGTCCCACACCTAAAGAGATCGAGAGCGTCAAATCCGGCAGATTCGAGGCCGGGTTCTATGCCAAGGATGACGTCATTTTCTTTTTAGCCAGGTTTGCCGGTCTGAACTGGATGGACGCGCCGTACACCGCGCACCTGTCGGAGCCTTTTGAGTTCCTGGAGATGGGCGAAGGTCAGGGGTTTGGCCTGCATATATTCCTGGTGGATGCCAGAACCGGTATTATAAAGGCTATGCGCTTGATCGGATTGAGCGCGGGCTTTTCCCGGAAACTGAAGACAGCCATTGAGGATCAGAAGAAAAGGCCGTTTAATAAGGATGTATATGATCATCAGATTAAGTTTGTTTTTAGCAATTTTACAACCATGGAGCTTGTACAGCGGGCTGATGCGAGATGTCGGATTGGGTGAGGTGCTACCATGACTCTGGCCCGCGAAGAACTCCAGGAAGCTATCACCCGCACGTTAGAAGAGATAGTCAAACTAAAGCAGCAGATAGCCCAGGCCGCCGATCCCAAGGAGAAGCGACGGCTTAAGCGAAAGAAAAAGGAGCTGCAATATTTGCAGCTTTGGCATATTGATCAGTTGAAAAGTTTGGAGTGA